TCAATCAGTACCAACATTGTTTTGTTCCTTTCCTTTTTTGCTTCGTTCACTAATTGCTTTATTTATTCCACCGCCAGCCATGAAACCACCGATACAGAGCATGAATACTCCAAGAGCATCAAGATCTGTTTTCAGATAGCCGTTGGTGCATACATCCCATATAAGGCAAAATCCGACACACAGCCCGATAAACGCACCTACCAGAATTGATAGTACAAGCGCAAAGGATTTGCTACTATCAAGCGTATTAGCCCTTATCAGACTTTTTAGATACTCCGCTATCCTTATTCTCTGCATTGCTCTTCTTGTTTTCAGTTATATCATCATCTTCATAGAAAGCATCATAATCTCCAGAGGCAAGTTTTTTCAATCGGCAATAAGTCCTTTTAGGTAGCCTACCCTTAAAGCACTCATCATCAGGTCTGACACATTCATTGTGTCGTGCCTCTCTTAGCGCAAGTTCCAACTCCGCATTTCTCTTGATCAGATCCAGCCTCTCATTTTCAAGTGAGCGTACTTGCCTGTATAGCTCATCCACTTTCTCGTTCAGAGATGAAATTTCCCTTTTTGCATCATCTACCTCTTTTCTTACCCTATGGTAATCCTCAATGATAGACTTATATTCCGCCTTAAAAGCATCTGCCGCTGTAACACGGTTTATATTTTTCCTGTTAAGGAGATACTTTAAGAACTCCAATCCGCCAAGTGCTGTTACTACGGAGGCAAAGGCAAGTAAAATTTCTTTCCAGTCATTCATTACCTTTTTCTTCTATACTTGTTACGTTTGTAATACTCGAAGTTATCCTTATCCTCTTGCGTGATCTTTGACTTCGGAGAAAAGAACTTGAATCCAGTGTTATTTCCAAAGCGCACTACCTTAATGATAGCACGGAATGGGAATGTTCGGTTTGGATTGCAAACCACATCTTTCAGCCTCTTGCTATCGGTGAAAAATGCGGATCTTCCTGCACCCTCACCAAAAGCAACAAGCGTTCTCGTTCCGTTCTCTGTCTGCACATCAGACTTTACGCCAGTGAATACGATCACTTCATTAATTAGGGCATCCACGCTGGAGTATTCGCAATCAAACAGATCACTATCTCCAGCGTTGGAATCCAGCTCATCTTCAAAATCTTCAATCATATTACAAGTCGGTTGGAATGTTGTATGTTTCAGCATCGGCATCAATCATGGAACGGATAGCCAGACGATCTTTCAAGAAATCCTCATAAGGCTTCTTGTAGTCCTCATCAAGCAAACCAAGCACTGCGGATTGATACTCATTTATCAGCTTGCTTTCCGTCTTTGCCGGATATTTTGCAGTGAGCAAAGTGCTGAAAATATTATCCGCTGTTTTGGGGTATTCCACCCTCACGCTGTCATACTGGAACATCTTTCCAGTGGCATTTTCGTCATCGTCCGTTGTGATAGTAATACCACCCTCTTGTTCCTTGATTACCGATACTTCCTTGATATTATGGTTATACAGGAATGTATCTTGCCCGTTGTACAGGTCATAGATAACTTCCGGCTTTTCGTCAGCCAGCAAACCGATAGCTAATGTTGTTGTTTCCATTGTTCAAACATTTATTAAATATGAATTTACTGTGTTCCTCCGAGCATCTGATTACCCAGCCGTATTCAGACGGAAAGAGGTGTTTTACATCGTTAATGTCTTTGATCTCGTATCTCTTCTTCACCTTGTTAAGTTTCTTATAGAACCTCATAAGTATGCCCTTTCGGAGCAAGATACCGTAGTGATTCTGTTTGAAACCCACATAGTCAATACAACGATCATCGACCGGGAAGATCTGCCAGTTCGGTTTTATCTCCAGTTTCAGTTCCGTTGCCAAGTAAAGCCCCATCATGTCAAGTATGAAATGCAGTGCTTCCTTGTTGGAGCAAAGAACTACTATATCATCCATATATCGGTAATAGTATATCTTCACTCCATATTTTGCCTTAACCATTTTTGCCAAATCCTCTTTCACCCAGTGATCGAAGTAAGCGAGGTATAGGTTGGCAAGGTACTGACTTGTATAATTGCCTATTGGCAAACCGATTGTTTTACCGTTGCTATCTATAATGCTATCCAACAGCCAAAGCATCTGATCATCCGCAATGGTATAGCGGATTATTCTTTTCATTGATGCGTGATCCACATTGTCGAAATACTTTCTTACATCTATCTTCAAGCAATACTTAGTGCCTTTCTTATCCATCATCATATCACGGTGAAGATCTTCCATGCACTTATGTACCCCTCTGCCTTTAATGCAAGCATAGGTATTTGATGTGAATATGTGCGTCCAATGTTGCCCAAGAACATTGATAACGCAATGGTGGACTATCCTGTCCGGGAAGAAAGGAGCGATCATTATCACCCTCTCTTTTGGCTCATATATAGTCTTTGTCTTGTATTCACCCGGCTTGTATGTCATGTGCCTAAGTTGCTCATACAAGAGTGTAAGACGCTCTATAATGTTATCATTGAATTTGCGTATCTCTGTACGATCGCCCTTTCCTTTCTGTGCATTATATTGCGCCATAACGAGGTTTTCAGATTCGTATATAAGGTGATAGATATTCTTTAGCTTCTTACTTTGTGAAGCATATAGCTTTCCAGTATCGCCAATATAATATCCGCAATCCTCCATATCACGATAATCATTAAACATCGTATCGCTACTATAGCATAAGCCGTATTCTGTTTTTATCAAGCCCATTGTGCCGTTGGTCTAAATCGGAGCGTTCAATTACTTACTAACACCGTTTTAATTCGTACTTTTTTACCAGCTACCAGCAGTGCCGATAGCTCCTGTGTGGTAAGGTCATGGTGATCACAGTTATATCTTATAAAGTTGAAACCACGGTAAAAGCGGAAACCAATGTTCGCATTCGAGTTCGAGGAACGATTATTCGCATTCAGATAACCGAAGCCCGCATTCGCCCCATTATTCGCATTACCACCGAACAGAGCACCACCTATCACCATCAACCTTTTTATTTTCATGTCAATTCACGTTCACAAAAAAGCCCCCGTGTACCGCCGCTTTGCAGTCCGTCAAAAACGGCACAAGCGGATACCAAGGCTCGCAGACGAGTAAGAGGAACGAAAAATCGCATACAGATAACCGAAGCCCGCATACGCCCCATGAATCGCATTACCACCGAACAGAGCACCATACCAGCCTACAGCAGACCAGCCGCTACCACCTGTAGGAGTATAGAAGTAGTCACAGCCGCCAGCATTTGAAGCACCACCTACTGTTTCAGGGAAAGCATATCCTTTGCTTGAATGTGCGAATTGCAAGATATAACCCTCCGTGCGTGGAAGCTCTGTGATAGCCTCATATCCATCTGGAACGGTAGCAGCACTGTCAGAGTGTGAAGTGAACTTTGTCGGATCTTCACATACATACGCAATAGAAACATCCGACTTGTGCCAGATAAGCACATCATCTGCCAAATGCCACAAGTATTCAAACGGGCACTCCAATCCACGGTAAGAAGTTACCTGTACCGTCTTGTCGCCACCTGTCCATCCCTTGATTACATAAGCGACCCTGCCAGTGTTGTTACCAAGAGTTGCAGTAACACCGCACGGGATAAAAGGCTTATAACCTCCCCACGTGTTCCACTCTGTATCATTCACAGCCGTACCGTTGCTAAGTCCTCCTTGATGATAGCCTTCCGATGTTAAGGCTTCATTGTAGGCATCCTGACAATGCAAAGAAGCATACTCCAGTCTTTGCAACCATGCAATTTCATTGTACACACGGTAAACGCCCAAATGAGTACCGTTCTTGCAAGCGGCACGGGCTGTAGCCTTTGAAATGGAAGTGCGAGCCATTCCAAGCTGCGAGTTGTATGTACCATCTTTGGCAGCATCGCCAGCACCAGAACCACCCCTGTAGTTGGCAGCGTTGGCAGTTAGCTTCACAAATCCGCTTGTATCACGGGCGATATTGTCACCATCCCAAGTGAGGAAACAGCCGGAAACAGCTTCATTCGTATCAATCTTGATAGTGGCAAACCACGGAGAAACCGTTTTACGCTCCATTTTGATAAAGCCCGGCAATGGATATTCAGAATATGCACGAATCCACTTTGTACCCTCTATCTCAAATCTGAAATAATACTCCGGCTTTTCGAGCATCACATTACCGTCCGTACTGTCAATGATAGCGGCAGCACCACTATCTTTCTTCCGGCTGTCATTCGGATGCAAGTAGTATTTCACAGAGCCGTCCGGGTTTTCAACAAACCTTTTCAGCTTCGCCTGTATTGGAAGTGTCTTGTGCAAGTCCAGATTACCTACCCTTGTGAGTTTGTAATCCCGGCTTGTAAAATCTCCCTGTATTCCGTACCACATATCATACGGATATTGCGGTTTTGTATTTCCGCTACCTAACAAAAGTCCCATGTCAGTTTTTTCTAATTATTTCACCTGCGCCCCAATAAATCTCATACTTCTGCAAGTCTATAGCGTTTGGGGCAATCGCCACTATAGCCGCTGGTGTCCAGTCGCCAACTGGTACTGGAATGTTGCCAAATGAGTTGTCACAGATCAGCTTGCAATTCAGGAGCGTATCACTGACAATTTCCGTTGCGCTTTTGCTTCGCACATAGACGGAAAACGGCTTTCCTCCCAGATTGAATCCTTTGCTAAGATCCGATACTTCCCCTTTCGATAACACTCTAAGGCTGTACATATCATTATCCATAATTCACCAAGTTAATTTCTAACTGCAAATATAATCATTTGTGTGTTTGTCAAACACACTTATAAGCGAAAAAATAAGCCTCTAACGCATTATACACCTCCTTTCAGTATGAGATAGATTACTACAGCTTGCAAAAGCTGTCCGATCAATCCGCCTATCATAGTGGCAATGAGATCCAGCCAGTCCCATTTGCCACCGTAGGCACGATCCTTAAACTCCATACCAGCCGCCAATCCTGCCACAAACAGAATCGTCAGCAAAAACGCACATGGTATAGCATACACCAAATGCTTTGTCCTGTTGCTCTCTTTTAGCCAGTTCATAGTTATACTATCAAAATTTGTATTGCCATTCTGGAGCTAAGATTATAAACTCACAACTTCCGTCATTCCTTGTTGAATCGTCAGAAGTCCAAACATCGAAATATGTTGTTGAAAGAGCCATAATAGTACCCTTTACTGGTGAATCAGAGTTGTTATACACAGTTCCATATCCAGTTAGCATCACCCTATATCCAGAGGGTATATTGGAACTCGAAAATGAAACCCTATATTTACCCTCTGCTTGTCTTGATACCGAAAGAATGGAAGTGATAGACTTTCCATCCCACCAAGTTCCGCTTATCGAAGCTCCTGAATTAGTTCCACTAATCCTGCCTATTGCCAGTATAAGAGGATGTCTGCCTTTTGCTCCAAATGTAACAAAATCAGTCCATGCGAAACGGCTTGTTATTTCCCATCTTCCTTTTCTTACCGTTGATGTTGATCCGGGCAATTCAAAACAAGTCATTTCTACTATTTCTTGAGGTCTTACTAAGGCGTAATAATCAAGATCGCTACTTGAAGATCCTGCCTCTGCTGTAAAACTATATACTCCAATTTGGTAATTGCCTTGACCATATTCTCCACTGTTGTACAGTCGGCACACTTTACCAATATCATCCATATCTTGCCCCATAGATATAGTTTTTAAGCCTGTTGTCGCTGGAAGATAGAATATATTCACATCAGAGAAAACACCAGACCAGCCAGTAGATAACTGCATTGTTCCCTGCAAACGTACTTCTCCGTTCACACCGTCCAGATATATACTACCATTCTGTGCCTCCAGTCGGTTGTTTCTGAATACCCATCCTGCTATGTTGGCATTTTCAGCCAGAAGCAAGTTGGTAGCCACGCTCTCGAATTGCGCACCGAAAGGATTCCACTTGCTTGTATTGGTAGGCACGACACCCGAAAAAGTTCCGGCATCAATACGGGCGATATAGAAAATACCGTTGTACTTCACTACATCAAGCCTGTACTTTGTACCATAGTAGGTTTTGGAACTGCTGTATGTGCCTTGATATACCGCTGCCGGGCTTTCTCCTTGATCGCCTTTTTCACCCGGATCACCCTTATCACCAGTTTCTCCCTTTCCACCTGTCACACAGATAGGCGAAGTAGTGGTAGAAGTGCCGTTGGTGTAAGTGATAACGGATCTCGTCCAGATATACCAGCCGTCTTTCCAAGTCGGTCTGGTGGTACTCCATGAGCCGCCAGATTGCGAAGTAGGGCTGCTTGATAGGTAGTATTGCTCCACAATGGATTTCACGCCCACGCCATTAGAACCCGGTGATCCAGTTGCACCCTTGCCGCCTGTGATACAAACAGCCTTAGTGTACTCCGTTGATCCATCTGTAAGCACGGTTTTTGTCCTTGACCAGATATATTTGCCATCTTCCCACGTTGGAGCGGTGGTTTGCCAGCCGCTTGTAGGTGCTGTTTTATTAGAAGTGCTTTTAGCATACTCCACATCAACGGAAGTAACGCCTACACCGTCTTTCCCGTCCTTTCCATCGTAAGGATTGATACGGAAAGGTGTACACCAGTTCTGCACAAGTTTGTCGCTTTCTCCGCTCTTGTCTTTTCCTATATCGGTAGCCGATAATGCACCGTCATACAACCTTATGTTGTCGTAAAAGACGGAAGATCCAAACATATTATCATCATACAGCGAGAAGCCTACTACCTCTTCATTTATACTTCCAGTCTGCACAAGTGATCCGTTTATGAATATAGATACAGTCCTGTCATTGAAGCGCAATGCGACATGAAACCATGTGTTTTTTGATACGGTTAGGCTCTTTTCCACATAGTCCCTGCCATTATATCCGTTAAGCATCCATCGTATGAGCGTTTGATCCGTTTTCATCCAGAAACAGAGCGTGAAACTCTGACCGAAAGGCAGATCCCAATTTATCTGGCACTCCGCATTTCCGCTCACATCCACGGCATACCTGCTACCGTCTTGAACAACGGCTGCTCCATTCCTCAATACTCCAGATATTCCATGCCCTGAAATATCCATCAGTGTTGTTTCTCCACTATTCACCGGAATATCAAACACCTTTTTATCCGATAGCCCGGACTTCTTAGCCATTGTACACCACAAGTATTCCAGATTCCCAACGGTCGGCATGGTTGTGCTCCACCCAGCCGGATTTTCGGCATCTGCATCAAGAGCCGGAGGTGCAACAGTTGATCCGTTTTTGGCATACCTATACTCATAGTATTCTCCTGTTGTCGCATCGCTTCCAGCCGCACCGCTTTCACCCTTTATCAAACTCCAAGTATAGTCAGTAGGGTTGTCGCTATCTTTCTGCACGAAGTCCACATACTGACCGATATATGCGCCCGGATCTTCACCATTGTTTGCAGTGAACGACAATCCCCCATTATCACTGTATTTGATATGTAGGTATGAAGTCTTTCCGTCCTCACCATTCACGCCCGGCAATCCGTCCTCACCATTGAATCCTTTGAATCTTGCCCATGTGTACTTTTTCGGATCGGTACTATCCGCTTGCGTATAATCCACATAAGTACCTATGTAATCAGACGGTGTTTCCGTCATTTGTGAGGCACTGGTTGGATTCTGTACGGAAGAGTATTTGATATGGAAATAGCTTGTCTTTCCATCAGCACCCGGAACGCCCGGCAAACCATCGTCACCCTTAAATTTACTCCAAACATAATCTTTCGGATCATCGCTTTCTGTAGCCGTTTCTTTATTTGTAGCAATACCTATGTACATGGTGGTATCTTTGGGCTGCTGGTACATAGGATTACCGTCTGCATTGTCAGAATAGGCAATCCATGTATAAAGCGTTTTTCCATCTTCGCCCGGCTCACCCGGAACGCCATCTTTACCCATTATGTCAGACCATTTATAATCCTTTGGATCGTTGCTTTCAGTCGGAGTTTCCTTGTTGTATGCAAAACCTATGAAGCCTTTTCCTGTAGGATTATCAGAAATGCCAGTACCGTTTACATCATCAGCATAACGAATCCATGTGTAGTAACTCTTTCCGGGTAGCCCATCTTCACCGGGTAAACCATCATCGCCTTTCTGTCCTTGCTGCCCTTTTGCTACTACTTTCCAATAAGTCGTATTGGTTGGTGTAATCCCCTTTGCTGGAGTAGGATAAATGTACCTGTATGTGCAAGTTTCCGCACCGTTGCTATAGCTAACCTCATCGCCTGTATAGTACACATATTTCTCGTTGTAATCTCCACGATACACACCGATAAACGACACATCGCCAGAATCGCTTAATAGGCGTACATTATGCAAGGTAAGTTGTTTTAATGCCGTCACATTCCAGTCAATAGAGCTTGTTGCATCACCGATTCTGAATTTGTTTCCGTCCAAATCCAAATAACACTCACCGTCACTGGTAACAATCGCTCCAGTGGTGATAGTCTTTCCGTTGATTCTGGTAAATCCATAAGTGGTTACGAAGTCACGGAAATTATCATCAGGATATAATGAGCTTATGATACCTATCTGGAAATAGTAGTTGTTTGGATCTTCTGTAGGCTCAAACTTGTATGGTGTCTGCGTAACGACAAACACGCCATTCGATCCAGTCTTGCTACATTTGGCAAACACATAGTAACCGCCCTGTTCGGATAGCGTAACGCTCAATTCGCTCAAATTCCATTGCTTAATGGTGGTTTCATCTATTGTCAAGTGTGCCAATATGCCGGAAGAAGCATCAAACCTGTTGGCATTACCGTTTACATTGGCTTGCATCACCACACCGATCAGAACAAACTGCTGGCTCTTCGATCCAACGGTAAGCATATTGGTGTCAATAGAATTAGGTCGTATGTTTTCTGGATCAAAATACCCGTCTGTGTCATACACCATATTCCTTAGCTCTTCTGTTGTACGCCATCCCCTGCGTGCCTTGCTCAAATCTTTCAGTCGGTTTGCTTCTATGATCTTGTTATGCTCAATCACATCTATAACCGTCTGTTGGCTTATGGATATGGTGGTAGTGTCGGATAGGGTAAGGCTGTAATCGTGATCCACAAGTAAGTTACGGCTTATCTTCTGGATTCTTATGCTCTTCTCCACACCGAAACGCACATCTTTTACTGGCACATAGTCCCCAACCTTAAAGACGCTGGTTTCGCTATCATCCGGCAAGTTTTCCAGAAAATAGGAACGGTCAAAGGTCAGAGCATACTGCACTCTGGACTGTGTACGTGGCTTGAAATCATCATACCCGGCATACCACAGATCTTCTTCTGCATTATCCTCATAGGACTTTGGCAGATTTATATCCGTGATCTTGTAGGTATTTCCAACCTCAACACGGAAAGCCTCGCTATCAGTAGTTGGTATTGTAAGCCCTCGTTTATCTGTGAAAGGTATTAGGGTGAATTGCTTTTTAGCGTGATCATATCCACCATCAGCCTTAACCTCAAACTGTTGCCCGGCAAGCCTACCAGTAATGAAAGTAATCTTTGCCGTAACTCCATTGATAAGATACTTCGTACCGTTATCGTCCTTTTCGTTAAGGTCGAAGTCCATAGTATCATCAACGAATGAGTTTATATCATCCTCCACAATAGCCGTTACCACTCCTGTACGCTTCGGATATATATCATCATATTGTGCGCCATCCTCTTCACTTCCTATTTCCTGTGCCAGTTCCGCATCCTCAATATAACGCTTATTATCATCATCAATGCCTATCATTTCACTGTTTGCCGGGATAACCGTACCGTCAGCCAACGTATGCTCATTCTTATTCATACGCTTAGGGTATGGAAGTTGCAAGCGTTCTGAATAGTTCCTGTAGTCACTTCGTATGTTGGTAGTTCCACCCTCCACCCAAAGACGGGTGATAATGGCTTTATCATCCACCTTTTGATCTTTCAGAGTGAACAGTCCACCACCTTTCCCCCACTCGAAATAATCGCTTCCGTTAGGTGGCACTACCTTTGTCCCGAACTTTCCGATATGGATCTTGCGCACACCGTTGTTTTGGGTGATACGGAACTCCAGCTTGAAATTATTATCGCTACATAGCGATTGCAAAACCTGTAGGCAGTTCTGCTTTGAGAATGATATTGTGCGTGGCTCTGTGTCCGGGCAATTCGCTTCATCAAAAGCCCATAATCCCGGATAGTCACGGTTCATGTTGTATATGATCACCTTGACAAAATCCCGAATGGAATAGGTAAGATCAAAAGTCATGGAAGTAGATTTTCCGCTTTCGTCTGTATTCCTGTATTGGGTTTTCATCAGTTCATACATCACGCCATAGAATACTGCATCATACTGGTAGTATCTATCCGTTTTCATTTCACGGGTGGCACGTGTGCGGATCGTGTATTCTTCACCGCACACTATGATCTTATCGCCTTTCTCGAAGTCAAGCAATTCAGTGGAGATAATAGACAACTGTATGTTATCATCCCCCATCAAAGATATGTTCTGCGTTGCCGATTTTACGGTACAGAAAGGATCTCTGCTGAATAGCTGTATAGTACCCCCTTTTCGCTTGATTACTTCAATTTCTCCCATATTACGATCGCATTAGTGGAAAATTCCTCTATATCCTCAATTACACCGCTAACAATAATGTCATATTCCCCGGCTTCTTCGTAGGTGTGTTCCAAAGCAACATCCGTCCCATGCACATTAAATGTATGGCTTCCATCGCCCCAATACACGTTAAGGAACTTCGTGCTTGTAACGGTTATGGTTGCTTTGCTGTTGGCATTCCCAATATGCCGTAAAACCCTCTTCACTGGCTCACATTCAACCAGCTTCAACGAGAATGTACCAACCATAATATCGTTGTTGTAAGTTCCCCAAGTCTTATCCACATCTACATCATCAGGTACATACACTTCATATACCAACGGTTTTGCTTTTCCGTCATACTCGCATTTCAGGCGCACTGTACCCTCCTTGTCGAATTGTTCCATGAAGAGATTAACCCAGTTTACAAACTCCGATCTGCTGGAAGCCTCTATAAAGCAATCAAGCGTGATCGTGCGCTCCTTGTACCGTGGTCGCTTCAAGTCAATAACCTTTCCGTGATAGTTATCCCAATCCACTTCCAAACTTTCTTTCCTTTCCAGTCTGCCAAGAAGCCCGGAAGAAGCGGAAACATACACGCCAAATTCTTTTATGTTCTTTCCGTCTATGTAGTATTCCACATCTGTATTTGCCTGTAGCTTCATTACCTCCGTAGGTGTCTTTGCCACATTGAATAAACGCAACTCATCAATGAGTGATTGAGTACCGTTAAGGCTTTCATCATTCAATGATAGACCTTTCGGAGTGCCGGATATGGTTTCTTTGAATATACGGCTTGTGTTCTGGTAAACCTCGAAAGTGTTGCCGGACTTCACAAAGGCAAAGAAATACCAGTTCTTAGGCATTACGTTCACCCACTGCTCCAGATAATTATCCACACCGTCAAAGTTCAAGAGCCAGCCAAGTTTGCTTGTTGCCGGGTACACATAGCAAGACAATGTGAAATCGCCGCTGAAAGGGATAGCCTTTTCTGTCTGGCACTCACCAGCACCATTCATAGACAAAGATTTTCCGCTCTTCGCTATTTTGGAGAATGTAGCACCATCAGAAAGCGTTGCATCAGCCCTGCTTAATGAAAAATCGTATGCTTTACTGCCGTCTGGATCGTCAAATGGCAAATAGAGGATTAAATTATTGTCTATCATATCAATAAGTATTTTTATTTGTTCGTATTATTTTTACCTTTCCACCAACTGTTTCAACGGTTGCATTACCGTACACATTAACCAGTACCTCCGCATCACCGCCAGCCACAGCGATAGCAAGGTATGAGTTATCGAATATGTCAATGGTTACAATAGCATGATCGCCCACATTCACAGAGGCTTTGGAGTTGTGCCGGATATAGATGTTTGAAACAGCAAACCCGTCATACTCCAACATCGCTTTGCAGTCACCGTTCAACACTACATCTTTCCTGTTTTTCTCCACAACTTCATCATCCACATACACACCGTAATCCTCACACTTTCCTTTGAAGTTCGTGCGTAGGAAGTCCAGTGTTGGATAATCATTCTTTATGCAAAAGTCTATCCCCCGTATATACAATTCAGCAAGGGAATCCACGCCCAAATCTGGTTTGAGCTTCATTTGCCATAAACGGCACAATCCCTTTGCTATTCCATCCTGTTTGATTTGGTGTACCAGTTCCATAATTACGATATTCCTTGTGATAATAATGAGTTGTCTTTGTTCTCTATCCTTTTCAAAGTTTCCTTTATCTCCGTAAGCTCATCGGCACTAATTTTAGTGTTCTGTGCTATCTGGATTTGATAGATAATGTTCTGCCTCATAATAGCTATCTGGTCGCTCTGGTTGATCACAAAGGCATTCAACCGTCCGGCAATCACTCCGCCCGTTTCCTCGCTCATCGAAGTAACAGCACCAGTAAGGGGATCGGATTCCTCTTCTTCATCTGTCTGATCCTTGATCCAGTCACCTACACCCTCCAAAGCCATATTGAATTTGTCCGCTCCCTCCTTTACCATTTCCTCAAACCGTTTCTTTTCATAGTCAGAAAGCACATTATCCTGCATGGCTTCTCCAAGATACAGAACGGCATCATTAATGGCTTTTGCAAGGAACTGGCGTTTCAATGCTTCTACAACCGCATTTTTCAGCGTTTCTTTTGTCACTTCTCCCAATGCCTTTGCTGCATCTTCACCTTGACAATAGGCATCTACAAGCGCATCGGCAAAATCATCAATGGCACTTTGAACATCTGTTCCGGCAAGCGTTTCAAGCATATTTCGCTCCAGATCCTCAATCTGTGTGTCAATGTCCTTAATGGCTTCTTCCCATTCTGCTATCTTGTTGTTGTCGGTGTCTTTTTTGTCTTTTTCCGCCTGTATCTGCTGCTTGATAAGCTCCTGTTGTTCCCGGAGATTCTGTTTCTGCAACTCGTAGATCTCAAACATATCTCCGCTGTTTTGTTCTTTCTCCAGAGCATTTTTGAGTTCCTTGATCTGCTTTGTCAGTTGAGCGTATCTAACTAAGTCCCAGCTTTGTCTTGCTACAATCTTCTGTTGTTCCAGTGCCGCTATCTCATCCTCTATGGCTTGCACCCTCTGTTGGTGTGCCGTCCTTTCCTCTTCACTGTACACCCAGAAAGTCTGATCGTATGAGTGTTGCAGTCTGTCAAAGGCATTGGATAGCTTATCAACATCCATCTGGATATTCTGAATCCTTTCCTCCAGTTCATCGTCATTGTTAAACAGTCCGGCAATCCACTGGATAGCCTGTAAAGCAATGGATATGGCGGCAAGGATAACAGAGCCTTTTTCAGCCGTTGCTATGGCTGCTGACATGGCGATACCAGCGGTGGCAACACCCTGTATCATCTGGATAGTGGATTTGCCAGTTTCACCAAGTAAATCACCCAGTACATCGCAACTGTCTATGGCATCATTTATGAAGTTGAAACATCCCTCGGTTGCATCCGCAAGGTTGCTCCAGTCCGTTTTGATCTGCTTTGAGGTTTTCTTTGATCCATCCTGTTGCTTCTTGAATACCTGTGTAAGTGAGTTTCCAAGTGCCTTGAACGGATTAACATCAAGTATTTTCCGCTTTGCCTCATCCAGTTTATCCAGAACTGCGTTAAGGTCTGCCGGATTCAGTTTAAGATCGGCTGTATTCATTTTCTCCTGAATATCCTTAACCAGTTTGTCTATCTGTTCAACGGTCAAAGAATCCAAGTCTGTAAACAGATTGCGCCAACTGTCGCTCTGCATGAGGAATGAAGCATTTAAGGCGGAAAGTGCCTCATTCTCGCCCTCATTCAACTTCTTCAGGATCTCTTCATTGTTTTGTGCAATGGCTTGTGATCGCAACATCGCATATTCATCCTGAATGGCTTTCTTTTGTTCCTCATAACTTCTGTAATTATTCAGTATCTTATCCTGAATTTCTTTATCCGCTTCCGCCTGCTTCTCCGATATGAATAGGCTTGCTTCCGCTTTCTCATCTTCACCTACCAGCCCTGTACTTCCGCTTGCAAGCCTTTCTTTGGCATCGGCTATGGCTTGCACTCTCTCTGCAAGTGTGCTTGCTTGCGATATTGCTTCCGTCACACTTTCCTTGAAAAGATCCATTGCGGACTTTGCGCCCGTTATCTCATCATATTGCATATTCAGGGAAATAAGGTGGTTTCCCTCGCCCTCTGTCAGTGTTCCGGCTTCTTTCTTCTGGTTCATTTCTGCTATCTGGTTTTCCAGATATTGTTTGAATGAAGCACCGCCTTTCAGTAAGTTTGCGAACTGTGTGTTCGCCACATCTTCGCCCAGATTACGCACCCAGCGGAAATACAACTCATACTGCTGTTTTTTGTAGGCTATTTCACCATCAAACAACTTATTTTGATCTCTCTGATAACTGGTATTCTCAATGCTTCTTCTCTCATCGAATCCGGCTTGCTCCGTTGCAATCAATCCACCCATTCCGGCTGCTTTACGTGCTTCCTCCAGTTCTCTTTCCTCTCTGTCTATGCGATCCAGATTCTCTTTGTGCTGTAAGTCCAGAATGGCTTTACGTTTCTCATAGCCATCTTCCATGATAGAGATACGTGCCTCTTCCAGTTTCCGATCCGCTTCCAGTTGCTTGTCTTTTAACGGATCTACCTTGTCAGCCTGTCTGGTAGTTGTCTTTGGTAGTCTTGATTCCAGCCCACTTATGGTTTTCGTCAGTTCCTTATATTTGGCACTATTGATAACCACATTTGAACGCTCTTCTTTAAGCTGCTTGATACGCTCATTTATGCCGGATTCAGTGTTAAGGTTGTCTGTCTTTGTGTCCCTTGCTCCCGTCAGTTCATCCATTAGCTTTTTGAGGCTCTGTAGTTCTGTTGTGTCAGCCTCAACCTTTACTTTCTTGGCATTGAGCGTGTCTATTTGGGTTTGAGTTTCCTGTATCTTCTTATCAAGCTCTTCAAAGGACATACTTACATAGTCCACACTGTCTGTTACTGGCGTGGCATCCTTTGGGGCAAAATAGGCACTAAGGCTATTATCAACTTGGTTAATAGCCTCGTTCATTTCCTTAGCCTTGTTTATCTGTGAGGTCAAGTAGGATTCTACTATACCCTTGAATCCGGCTATCTCTGCATCGGTGGCTTTGGTAGCTGCCTTTGTAGAGTTCAAGATGCTTGCTACAACCTCATTATATTGCTTAGTGAACGCATCCCCGGACATGGAAGCAAGCAACTTGGCATTATCCTCAATCTGGCTTCTTATGGCTTCCTGTACAGCACCTCCCATGTTCCGTATGTTTTCAGATGCTTCATATATCGGTACTTCGTATGTATCACCTCCAGTTGAGCGGTTTGTTACTGTCCGTTTCTTTCCTGTGTCATAGCTTGCATTTCCCAATCTCTTTATGAAGTTGTCATAATTTTCATCTGACTTCTCCAGATATTCCTGTAGTTCCTGCTCGACATACTTAGCCTTGATCTTTTCGGCTGTAGTCTGCTGGATTGCGGCTGTCAGTTCGGCATACTTCAATTTCTGTTGGTCTATGGTGGCATTCTCATCAAGCAAAGTCTTGTTGTATTCCTTGCATATAGCATTGATTTTACGAATGGCATCACCATGAGTTTTCGTGCCTTTCTCCGTATTGCGAAGAATGGCAAACAACAAATCCAGATTATCAATCTGCTTCTTTGTCGTGTCCTGAAACTCTCCCATTGCATCGGTGGCTTCCTCTTCGGAACTTTTGAACAATGTTAGCGCACTGATCAGCATTCCAACCAGAGAAAGAATCCATCCGATCGGATTACTCTTCATGGCAAGCCAAAGCGACTTCATCGCAAGTGTCGCTTTGTTTGTGATAGAGGTTAGTGCAGTCGTGATAGCCCCCTGCGTTGTCTTTGCCGCTGTATCGGCTACAGAGGCTGCTGTTGCCTGTCTTGTAGCTGTAGCCTCCAACTGCTTACGTTTGGTGTAAAAGTCCGTTTGAGCGGCTAATGCGGCTTTTCTGGCGGCACTCTGGTTGTCCTGCGCTGCCTCCAGTTTCTTTTCAGCCGTGGCGATCCTTGTTGCATCCCCGGCTTGCCTTGCCCAATACAGTTCATACCGTGCCATTTCGGTTGCTTGCATGGCAGAAACAGCCGTTTGTTTAGCGGATTCCACTTTTTGTGCTGCCGCCTTGACATCGGTACGCATAGCCTCCAGAGTGGCGGCATTGTTTCTTTGCTTCGCTGCCACTTCTTGCTCCAGAGCGGCACGATATACAGCACTCTTAGCCGATAGATCGGTTTTGCTAAGTGCTTCCCTTTGCTCAACAGTCAATACAGAAGTAGCTACAGCCTCATAATTGGCAGAAGAGGCGGTAAGGTTAAGGTTGGATAAGTATTCCTGCTGTTGTGCTGTCAAAAGTTGCTGTATGGTGGCAATACGGAGTTTCTTTACCAGATTGGCTTGCTCTTCCGCTGTAAGCTCCTTTTGCAATGCGGCTACATGGGCTTGTTGTACGGCTGTCATAGCCTTTGTTTGTGCCGCTGCCTGCCCTGTAATGGTGGCTTCTGCTTTCAGTAAGGCTATCTTTGCCTGTTTAACCGTGTTGTCTATCAAAGCAACCCCGGTATATCCCTTTGTGGCAAGTGTATTCAGCATTATTGCCGCCTTGTAGCTTCCATAAGCAATAGTAACAGCCTGTACAATACGGATAATCTCATCCATATTCTCTACAAGGTCTATAGCACCCTGAATAGCTCCAGCGAACAAATCTTCATTATCCTTGCCGATCTTGTTAAGCGCACTATCCCAAGCATCGCCCAAGTTTGAAAGCATACCAGTAAGCGATTTGCTTTGCTCTTGCATGAGGTTGAAATATATTCCTCCCTCACTGGTCATGTTCTGAAATGCTTTCTCTACTTCCGGGAAGCCAACTTTTCCCTCTGTAACCAGCTTGTTAAGTTCTTGCCTATCTACGTTAAGCACCTTTCCCAACTCTTCATAGATAGGAATACCACGCCCGGCAAACTGGCGAATATCCACCGTGTATGCCCTGCCTTGCGATCTCAATGTTCCATAGAGGTAGATAAGATCTCCAAGTGGCGCACTCACACCAGAAGCCACATTACCAAGCATCACGATCTCATCTACCACGCTTCCCACATTTGATCCGAAAGCAAGCATCTGTTTTGCTCCTTGCGCTATGCTGGTAAGGTCAAACGGAGTTTTAGCGGCTGTATCTACCAGTTGCGACATAAGCACCTGTGATTTTTCGGTGCTTCTCAACATGGTATTGAAAGCCAGTTCAAGTTGCTGGAACTGCCCACGCACTTGCACAATGCTCTGAACAAGGCTCATCATTCCTTGCCCAACAAGGTAGGAAACGATATACCTTGCCCCGTTTTGCGCAAAGGTCAGAAACGATTGCTCCATGCGGTTTGCTTCCAGCACGGCATTATCAGAGGCGTTTTTGATATACCGCCCCATCGCTTCGCTTGACACTTTGAAATCATCTATATCAAGAGTGGCTTTGAATGCTAATGCTCCACCTATATTTTCCATACTAAATTAAACCTTTGACATAGTTCTTAATATCTTCTTTCGTTTTGAGTTCTCTACGGATAACCTTTCCTCCTGTTTTTGGCTTCGGTAATCCGTTCTCATCCGTTTCTGTTTTCGGAATCGGCTTTGTCCTTGCCATATCCGCCATCATCAGCTCTACATTCATCCAAGAGATACCCCAGAGCAAGTAATCATAACTCCAGCCGAACATTTTCAGCAATTCCGCACGATTACCCCACGGGCTGTTTAACCCGGTTACTCTATCATATCCGCTCTGCTCTTCGGTTTCGTCTTCCCTACTTCCTTGATTGATATGATAGAGGATGTAAAACCCCCGGCATTCATCATCTGGCTTATCACATCGGCAAGCTGCTTCAATCGTGGTACGGTCAAATGCTCAATGAAGAAATCACGGAGTACCTTTGTCTGTTTGTTTACTGGATTAGCGATTGAGCCGTTGTTGATTACTGCAACTGCGGCTATCTCTGCCATGAGTGAAATGTACTTGAAATACTTCTTTGCCTCTTGCGTGGGTTGTTCCTGTATCTTTTCCTCATTGAGTTCTATTTGTAGGTACAGTTTCCTCAAATAGTCAATAGTACCCAGATACAGAGGCTTCACATGGAACTGGCGCATATATACTTCTACCATCTTTCCCTTATCCGTGTCCGGCATTTCCATTACTGACACATTCCAATCTTTAGGAATCCGCCTGTCATGCCATACCTTGACATGGTTAGGGAAATGCTTGTTCCACCAACGTACCCACTTTGGAGGCTTCACCGGGTTAATCTTCAAAGGCACGGAGAATTTCACCCCCATATCCAGAAGTGCCTGTATCGCTTGCTCTTCTATTTCAAGCTGTTGTTCTCTTGTCAGTTCTTTTGGCTTTTCTTCCATAGATATTTCTGTTAAAAAGAAAGCCCCCTACGTTGCTTGCAGGAGGCTTTCCTGTTACATAAAAGCATCAGGATTACGCTTTAGTCGGATCGGTCATAGCCTCATAAATTTGCAACTCGGCTTGATACTGGATCGTGAGCGGCACAAGGCAGATACCCGTTGAAGAGTAGGTAATCTCGAACTTCGGAATGATCCTCACATTCGGGCAACCGATAAACAAGCCCTCTTCCGGCTGCTGCCAAATGGCAAATTCCTTATAAGGCAGTTTCTTCGGTCTTACCCACGTCCTGTTAGGAGTTTCCCCCTCTACAGTTCCGCCAAAATAGCGTGCAAGCAAATCCAGATCTGGATCCATCAGCGAAAGTGCCAATGTGGTTTCAGTTTCGCCTACCTGTGTAATCTTCTTGCTTGAAGTTTCTGACTTATGTACCGTTGTTTCAGGGTCAGAATCGGTAAGCTGGCAAGTGTCTTGATACACATCGCCAAGATCTTTCCAATCAGAGCCTTTTGCTGGCATAGTACCGTCAGCTCCCGCATCGGCAACATAGATCTTCTTCAATCCCATTGTTGATAATACTGGCATAGTCGTAAAATTTATTGGTTCATTTTCTTTTCTCTAACTGTTATCTCCAAAGCGATAGAAACAAAGTGTTCGTTATGGTCTGGCTCTTTGATAGGAGGATTGATCAAACCGATATTCCAGTTATAACCGCTTCCTATCTCGTAGTGGTTCTGCAAGACTGCAATAACCTTTTTCCTTATGTCTATCAGCCTCTGGTAGTCTATTCTGTACACGGGTGGATTTGTACGCTTCTTCACCTTATCCGGCACATGAATGTTTACGTTGATTTGCCCGTAACGCACGGATTCCTCACCGTCTATTGCATGAGGGACTATAATCACATCTTCTTTTCTGTAGTCGTTACGTTCATAGTCAATGCTCCCTGTAATCATGGTTTTTACTTCACTTTCCACAAGCATTTGATACACCTGTACCGCTATCTCTTCCGTTGTAATCATAACACACCTCCGAACAATTCATTTGCCTTTGATTTGGCTTTTGCCATAAGTCGATTCATTGCGGCTGGAAAATCCTTTTTGGCTTTCAGTTCTGCCGGAAGAATGACATTGTAACCCTTAGCCTCAACGTAAGCTGCGTAATTCATCCCGGCTACTATAATGAGAGAGAAAGCGTCCGGCAAGCTGTTAGCCATTTGCATAGCCACTTTAAGGCTTGCTTTAGCTCCCTCATTGTTAGGCTGGTTTTCCCCACTAAAGTATTCCAGTTTCTTGTTACGCACTATCGCATAGGATATAGAGTTTGTGAGGTTTCCCGTCCTGTCTATATAGCTGTGCTTCTCCTTAGCGTACTTCACAAGGCTTTCGCCAAGAAACTTCAATAGGTATAGTGTTGCGTTTTCAAGTCTTACTTGAAACGCTGCCACTGCCTGTGAAATGACACTGCTATGATTGTTAGTCGGAGCTATCCCCATATCTCAATGTATCTTCTGTTAAGATTATCCACGCCTTGAATCTCGAAAACTACCACCTTGCCATCCTCACTTGTGATCTGTACTGGCGTTGCAATATCCAGATTTCCTTTGAAGCACTTTGGTATAAGTACATCGTAAGTGTACTGGTGCATTTGCCCGTCTGTACCGATCTTTTGTTTGGCTGGCACGAATGTTTCTATCTGGCACTCGCAACCGTCCATCCAGTCGCCCGTTTGAGGCTCTGAAACAATAAACCCGGTATTCGGATCTATTTGCTCATCCTGAATTTCCTTGTATTTGAAAGTACCGTTATATCTCATGGCTACCACATATTAGATCCGTCCGTGATAGACGGGACTTCGACAAACTCCGAGGCATCCAGACCGTTTTCACTGCAAATAGCCTTGATACGCTTCTTTAGCTCATCCACGCTGTACCCTTGTGAGGATTTGCCCATGCTGTCACTTGTGAGGACAACCATTTTCTTTAGCACCTTGATAGCGGCAATGGCAATAGGTTTCCTATCCGTTTCCGCATCGTATTCGGCATCAGAATTGCCCACATTCGCATCAGCAAGAGCCTTTTTCAGCGCAAGAGGACTTGGCGTATATGGTTCAAGCTCACCGATCAGAGCATCGTATTTTGTCAAATTACCCATCTTAGACCTCCTTGTTAAGTATTTCAGAGAGTGAAGCGGCTTGCTCTTCCGTCAGTTCCTCCAGCTTCTTAGAAACACCTTTTACCCCGGCATTCTTGGCGGCTGGATTACCGATTTCTTCAAGTGCTGCTTTCACCTCATCAAGTCCGTATTCTTTCTGTTGGAATGAGATTGTTTCAGGCTTCTTCTCATCAGCCTTTTCATCATTCCCATCATCAACAGAAGTAATCTCACACATACCACGCTTCACAAGGTCGTTTACCCTGCTTAGGTCGTTTGTGGTAAGAAGATCGCCAGACTTGTAAATAGTCTGGTGATCATTCTTATCTCTGAAAGGCTTTAATACTACCAGTTTCATAGTTTAGCCCTCCATAAGAGCATCAATGCCCTCAAACTCCTGCTTGGTGCAATACATACGCTCGTTTCCGTTGGCATCTGCCGGGATCGTCTTTTCGGAAATGCCTCTTACCTGCATACAGATAATGGCATTAATATCCGTAATGATAGGCAGCAAGCGTCCAGATCCTTGCGTAACTTCACCTGCTACCTGACCAGTGGATTCACCAGTACGCCACTTGGCGATACGGATTCCGTTACCAGCGTTCATGTAGTCCACATCGTCCTCTTCCATGAGTTCGCTGTCCTCAATAGACGGCTGGATTTCACCGATAACTCCGGCTGGCTTGATACAGATAAAGTTGTGATTCCACGGCTCAACAGATCCACGCTTACCGTCCTTGTCCTGTCCCATCTTACGGGTGACAACCGTAATGTTCGGGATTTCGTTTTCACCCAAAAGAGTTTCCAGTTGGGTTTTGGTTACGGTCTGCGCCTGTTTGTCGTTCCCATGTACCAGCAAGCGTGTGGTTTGATCCATACGCAACCAGTAGTAGAGATCCTGCGACATCAGGATTTCGCCCGGCTCAATTCCCCTTTGGCGAAGATCGGCACAAAGGGCGGCAAGCATAAGAACTGGATTAACCTTTCCTGCCTTAGTGTTTTCCTTACTCCAGTTGAAAGCCGAAACGAGCTTGTTAGCCTCATCCATGTTGTAGTCGATCTCAAACTCCCTACCACCCGGATTGTTGATAGCTGGTTTGAACTGTGCAACACCCCAGTTGGAGAATGCCATAAGCGCAATGAAGTCCATGACATCTTTGCAGCCCAGATAAGCATCCTGCACATCCGCTTTGAGCGTCTTTTCGATCTCCCTAACCTTTTGAGCCTCCGAAAGACGGGGATTCTCGTAAACTTCCATCAGCTTGCGATAGGTACGGGCTGGCATAAAGAACTTGTGACCCACACGGGGTATCTCCTTAGTCCAAATATCGAAGCCGTCAGAGCGTCTTTGAGGGGTAGGTGATTCATCAGCAAGCAGCGTAGCCATGAAGCGCAACCGATACTTGCCCATAATTCCCTCCGCTGTCAGTGACATTTGAGGGGTATTGTAGGTAAACCAGTTATCGGAGTACATCTTCTGGAACAAGGCTACTTCCCTTTCAGAAGCCTTATCGAAAGCCTTGCGCCACGTTGCCAGAAAGTCAATGGGTCTGCCATCCTTGTACAGACCTTTGAATTTTGAATAAATTGATTTCATGCGTTATCCTCCTTTCTTTAGAATGATTGAGTGAGTTTAACGTGCGGATTGGCTTTCAGGAACTTTCCTGTAGTGTCTTTCTGGCTTGCCGGGATAGGAGGAACACGCCTTTCATACATTGCGTATTGCATTGTATCTGCCGAAACATCAATGCCAGTTTCAAACTCGCTTACCTCCACATCGTAGATAGTTACAGCGTTAGCCTCACCGATTTCAGCGGCATTGGAAGATTTATCCACTACCTCCACCAGTACATCATCCTTAGCAAGCCCGGTGATTTCTTTGGAAAGCGTGATAATGTAGTTTTCGTTCTTAGCCTCAATCTTGGAGATAGAAACAGCATCGGCAAAAGTGCCAGAAATAGCACCAGCCTTAGCCACCTTATCGCCAACAGCGAAGCAAGGAGCAAAAAACTCATCCACCAGCAAGCGAACGATCTTCTTATCATCGCCATCCACCTCCACCACCTTAGCGGTTTTCACCACGCTAACGAGCCGGGTTTGCTCATCGTAGATTGCAAGAGTTCCAGCCGGGATAGTGTCGCCAACATTGAAACGCTGTTTGGTGACATCCAGATTGAAACCGCCTTGCACAATAGAGGGGCTACCCGTAAATATCGGGCGTTCCCCTGTAAATGAGTGCTTTTTCCTTTTCATTGCGATTTTATTTAACAGTGATTGATTCCAGCAAGCTATCAGCAGCTTCATCTATCTGTTTTTCGCTTGCCGCTTTAGAACCCTCTGAATCATCAGGCGCAAGACCTGCCGTAATGAAGTCTTGTTTGAGATTTGCTACAGCCTCTTCTATATCCTCATCATCGGATATGGATTTGGCGAAGCGATCACGGAACTTAGCCGGAATCTTGTGCTTTGCCATAGCAGCGTTAATATCCGCCATTCGCTTTGCCTTGTTTTCGTCAGCCTCATACTTAGCCAACTTCTCTTCCAGAGCCTTAATCCGCTTCTCATTCGGATCATCCTTTTTGTTGGGATCATCGCCAGAGCCTTTGCCGCCCTTATCGTCTGGATCGTCATCTTCTCCGTCCTTTTTCCCTTTTTTTGAATCATCCTTTTTCTTGTTTGCCCATCTGGTAGCTTCTCCCTGACTTTCAGTAGCCACGTCAGCTATCAGGTTTGCAGTCGTTTCAATCGCTGCATCATCGGTCGAATCATCCTCAATGCTGCCACCCAATTTTTCGGTTATCGCTTTAAGGTACTTCTCCGATAGACCAGTGTCCTTACACAAGTCCTTGACCTTTTCAAAGAGTTTCTTATTCATACTTGAATTGCATTTATAGTCCGTTAATATGTGACTTCTACAGCGCAAATATAGAAAATAATTCCGTAGAAATGTGTTTATTGAACACAGAAAATTTACCGAGTTAATGTATTTATTTTCTGTATGTTAGAAAATTGATTAGAGTTTTACAGAAAAATTCTCCGTAAATTATTTGGTATATTACAAATAACACACTATGTTTGCACTGTGTTTAAGGAACACACATAACAAGAATAGCAACATTAAAAGATTTCGGATATGAATAAGAAAGAGTTTGAAGAAAGAACAGGATTAAAGGTACAAGATGATAGCTACTCTAAGATAGAGGAAAGCTATATGAAAACAGACCTTGACAAAGATCAGTTCTGTAAGTTGTGGGTGGAAAACCCGGATGCGCTAAGAGAGATCGAAACGAAAACGGTGCTGGTTCGTGAGCTTTACGAAGAGCGCAAGAGCCTTGCAAACTTCTTGATTGATCAGGCTGAAAAATGGAGTGCATCAGACTTGCGAGAAAAAGCAATCGCCATGATAGGTGAAAGGGAATATCTAAGGCGCAAGATTGCCAGAGGATATAACCTTTGGGATGCCGATAAAGAGTTATTGGACAACATTCTAAGAAAATAGATTATGAGCGCAAAGATAGTTTATGTGGTTTACGGATCACGTTCAGAGATTAGCCAACTTATCGCCTTTCTGGTATCTGGCGAAATGTGCTTTCACTATAGCGGAGAATACTTGTATTTCAGCTATGACCCAACGGAGCTTATCAAAGAGGCAGGAATGGATCTAAAAGTAGATATTGAGCATTGGAGTATGCTTTGCTTTAACTTCAAAGACGCACCTAATAATGAATAACTTAAAAACAAAAAGATATGGAAGCAACGATTAAACAAGTACAGGGAATAGTATCAGTTCTTACAGAGGAACAACAGCAGCTATTGAAAGACACTATCAACTATGGTGCATGGGGTGATGCAGATATGGAATTTCTGGATGAGAACGGGAATATAGAAACAGTAGGAATGTATGGCTATTGTACCAATGATGCAAAAGAAGCCGGGCATTTTTCGGGTAGAAAGGTTGCCGCAATGTTCCGATCAATCTATAAAAAGCTATGCCCGGCAAACCGAAACCAGACAGGCAGATATATTTCCCACTGTAACGACTGGTGGGGTGATGGTTCAGGCGATATGCTGTTTATCAGACATAGTTACTATAGAGCCTTTGAAGAGTGGGCAAGACAATAACAAAACGGGTGGGGAAACCCACCCTTAACCAACAAAATGCAACATCGAATATGAATAATCCAATTTACATCAGAGTGCTACAGCACGATAAGAACGACCAGATACGCATAGGTGAAGCCTTTCCAGCTACAGACTTGGAACAGGTGGAAAAGAACATAATAGCCCAATATGAAGCAAAAACAGCTTGGTGTGGCGGCTTCAAAGTGGCGTGTGAACGGTACTACAAGCGCATTGCAATAGTCAATGCCGTTAATCTTGGAATAATGCGATTGATTTATAACGAATAACTACGGATATGGGAATACTGAAAGATGCAATACTGAATGCCCTAAAAGAGCAGGGTGTAGAAGCGGAATGGGTAGGAGAAAAGCCCAGAGTGTTGAAAACGGCTGCACAAAGCAAGTATGATGATCTGCGCAAGGTGGAGCGGAACTATACCAGAGGCGTACACAAAGCAAGAAAGGAGGCAAAACATGAGTAGAACGATTAATACTATACCCAGAAATGAATACTACGAATTATTGGGAGCAGCGGCAAGCAGGATGCGTAAGAAGATCTATAATTTGATAGAGGATGAAGATTCTAAGTCAAGGAATTATAAGTTCAATGGTGATTTCGAGAAAGCAGAAGAGCATGATTTCAATTTAATAGCTCTGCATATAGCTCTTTACGCTATAACAAAATCGCCAAATGAGTTTAGAAAGGAGGCAATGAAATGAGTGCTACAGTATGTATTCAAGATAAGTATATGTGCTACAAATGCAAGTCTGCCGGGGACATATACGGTAGATCGTGTAAGCATGGTATGTTGTTCCCTGTCGGCTTGCTTATGGCTAACATGAGCGAATGCCCAAACTTTGAACTTGACATAGAAAAGGTGAAAGAAAGTCTTGACAGAAAGGAGGTAAACAATGGCATGGGTAGCGAGGAATAGAAATGGTTCATTGAAATTGTTTTTAAGGGTAAAACCAGATAGGCTTGACCCTTTATGTAATAGCTTTTGGGTTTGTAATTACGAGAACGGGGAATATGAATCAGGGGAAAATATAGACCCTAATTTACTTCCAGAAGTAACATTTGAAAATAGCCCTATGGAAGTTAAGCTAATACCTATTAACAGATAACTACGGAGGAAAAGAAAATGACTAAAATAAAATTTAATTGGAGATACGCACAAGGCGAATTAGACACCGATACACTGAAACTTATTTGTCTGCCAGCAAGAGGTAAAAGAGCTTTCGGGCGTGACGAATTGGATGCGGATCTGTGTATCAAAGACGGAATGAATTTCCAGATAGCCCAAATACACTTGGGCGATGTTGATAGTTCAAACATACTTTGCGAAGAGATTGTAAGGCGATGGAATGAGTTTGAGAACTGGCACGAATGCAAAGATGGATCGGATGATTTACCAAAGCCTAATGAATGGTGTTTGCTGCGTGTTGAATTTGTGTGCGATGGCGAAACTATGGTGGATTATCTTACCGCTTCTTGGAACTTCGGATGGACTGGCGACTATCTGGATAAGATTGCCGACAATTACGAAGATTACAAAATAACTCACTGGAGATACATACAAAAGCCCAAAGGGGTAGAGGAATGAAAACACTGTTTATTGATGTGATGCTCAAAGGCAGATTTGTTGCCACATTGCGATACAGGTATTGCCCGGCTTTTCCTCTGGATATAGAAGAGCTTTCCGAATTTGTGGTTAGCAAACTGCCTACTTTGAGAAACAAACCGTTTAACATAGTATTCTGATATGAGAAAGATAAAAGCAATGATCCAGATACTTTTTGCCGACAAATGGGCTGTATTCACCTATGAGGATGCGCCCGAAAATTCAGAATGGCAAACAGCCCCTACATTTAGGTGGAACATATCACACAAGAGCAGAGAGTTTTTCCGGCTAATAAAAGATCGGTTGCATAGTGTAGAAACTTATAACACATTAGAAGAATGAAACAGGAACAGATAGAAAAGGCTGCAAGAGAGTTTACCGATAACTTGATTGCTGAAAACCATTTTGATGTAAACTACGAAGAAGATAACTACGATGCTGGCAGTATTCATGCTACAGATGAAGTAGGTGTTTATGCTTTCACAAGGGGTGCTGAATGGCGCATTAACTCTGTGTGGCACGATGCAAGCGAAAAGCCGGATAAGAATCAGCTTGTATTATTTGAATGCAGAAAAACATACGGGAATGGGTATTCTGTGAACTTCGGAGAAAATTACGTATTGATGAAGAATGTTGTTTTGGGATGGGCGTATGTGAAAGACTTGATACCAGAACTTGAAACAAAGTAGGATATATGAAGTGCCACTACATATACGATGAGAAGTTAGGGAAAGTTTTAATCCCTTATTGCTGGTCTGTAGTTCATAGCGGAGATATTAGGGATTGCACCTGTGATACAGATATGGAAAACCTGACATTTGCCGGATTTGAACGGAAGCGATACAATGAGGAACTGGAGAAACGGAACAATATCATTAAGGAACTCCTAAATGAAAACAAGTACCTACATAAAGAGTTGAAGAGGCACGTAACTTTACTAAGTAAATTAAACTCAAAAAACAAATAAACTTATGGATATTAAGAACATTACCAAAGAAGAAGCCGTAAACGGCATTAAATCACTGTTTGAACTGTTGCCTTTCGACAAAAAGGAAAACGGTAAATCATTCTATGGCGTTGGGAGCGATTGGAAAGCTACTTTCTATTTCGACAAAAGACAGTACATGAGGGATGAAGTAATAGGCAAGCTGGTTGAATACTTCCGTGATAAAAACATTTTAGGTGGTCGGTGCAGAATATCTCCGATAACCTTGCTTTATACGGTTGTATCTATTGAAGATCGTGCTTAGTGTTTGTTATATGTAATATAATTCGTATATTTGCGTTCAATAAACACAGTAGTATGAAGCAGGAATTTAAGGTTATCCATGTAGAACTAAGAGAGCCATACAACGGAAAGAAACACTACTACTTTGGCTCAAAGGCAGCAATCTATGACACACTGCCGGAAAAGCTGGTAGGAATAGCCAAAGAAAGCCTTTGGAATGTGGATCTTTCCGATGGGGAATACTCAAACAAGTATTGTATTATTCGGATGGGGAAGCTCAAACGAAAACAACAATCAAAGAAAGGAGCGTAACATGGAAGATGATAAATCAATCAGAAAGATATGCGAGGATTCAGCAAATGAGTTATCCAGAGCATTTGAAGAGGTTGCGAAAAGCATTGCTGAAACTGGAAAGGAGTTTAATTCACTCATGGATTCTATTATGAAACAATCCGTTGCGGAAGCATATATTGAAGAAATGAAGTGGATGGATAAGCTGGTTTGTTCGTACTGGCTCACAAGATGGTATTACCGAATGAAATACAGGAAAGCGAAGTACGCCAGAATACAGGCAGAAAGGTATTATAATCAAAATTTCAAGTGATATGTTAGGAGCGATTATTGGAGATATTGTAGGATCACGGTTTGAGTTCCGCAATACAGACAAATACGATTTTGAAATGTTCACCGAGGAAAGCACTTTCACGGATGATACCATTTGCACCATTGCGATAGCGGATGCCATAACAAAAAGCACTGACTACAAAAGCAGCTTGCTTGACTGGTGCAGAAAATACCCTAATCCCAAAGGAGCATACGGTGGTAGCTTTGCCCGTTGGATAGCTTCAAGTGATCCGCAACCGTACAACAGTTTCGGGAATGGATCGGCAATGCGAGTTAGCCCGGTAGCATGGGCATTTGATAGGCTGGAAGATGTGCTGACAGAAGCGGAAAAGACTGCAAGTGTGACACACAACCATCCAGAGGGAATAAAAGGTGCTGTAGCCGTTGCACACGCTATTTTTCACCTGCGCACAACACATAATCTGCCCGGACTTGAAAGGGAAATGAATCGGTACTACCCATGCTTTATGCTTGGCAATTACTTCTCTGGCGTGTTTGATGAAACGTGTCCGGGTACAGTTCCCGTTTGTCTGAAAATAGTCCGTGTAAGCAACTCCTTTGAAGATGCCATAAGACGGGCGATCTCTTGGGGTGGGGATAGTGACACCATAGGCGCAATAGTAGGATCTATGGCAGAAGCGCAATGGGATATACCAGAGGATATGCGCAAAGAGGCTTTCAACAGGTTGCCCGTTGATATGCTCAATACGTTTGGGGATTTCTTTCAGAAACTAAACAACAGATCTCAATATGGCAAATGAAGATTGGAACAAAGCCGGATTCTTTTCCGGCATAACAGAAGATTACTCAAATTACCATTGGTATAAGGGCGAAAAGGAGAATCCGTACACCAAAGACACATTCCATCCCTTAGCCGCTTCTTTTTGGGAATATGAGCGTAATTTCCACTTCGGGTATCTTGATAAGGCTGACACACAAAAAAGCCTCACAGAAGCCTACAATGAGTGGAAAAAGGAACTTATCAATGACTATTTACCCGGTAAATCCCCAAATCCATACGGAGATACTACAAATTGGGAAAAGTCCTTTGAAACTGGCAAAAGAGAGGCTTAACAGCCCCTCTTTTTTTATATTTCTTCCAACTCCACAACCCAACCTCTTCCAAAGCCAAATTTACGCTCCGTTTCTTGGTACACCTTTAGCACCTTGAAGCGTGATCCGGCACGAAACACAACCTCATCTTCATTGGGGTAGTGTGATATGGCTTTCACATCCACACCTTTCTTGCTCTTGATCACCAGCATAAGATTATCGCCAAAGATTGCCGTGTTCTCTATGCTTGTGGTGCTTGACATAAAAGCCTTGTTTACATAGGGAGTTCCAGACGATAAGCATTGTTGCATTTCCTTGATATACTTCTCCAGCTTCATAGAATCAAAGCTAATACCAGAGAAAACAGTGCCGTTATACCGTGGCATTTTCTCCAGTGCTGCGTTATGAGCCGGATAGTATTTCTGGCACAATCCTCCGTAATCCTCAACTTTCCCGAAGTACGGATCTACTATGCCATAGCCATAATTATTGCACCATTTAGAGCCATAGGTGTAGCGATTGATCAACGCAAGCTCATCTACAGGAATGCCAGTCTTTTTGCTGTATGCCCTCATCTTATCCTCTTCGCTACTGTAGTTCTGCCATCTGCCACCAATAGCATTATTCCCGGAATGGTTTACAGGTGCATTGACATACTCATCCAGAGCCTTTTTCGCAAGTTCTTCCGTTTCTCCGTTCAGTTTAACCAGTTTGCCTTGCTTATCAACATACTTCAATGCAAGTTCTTTCTTGTATTCAGCAAGACGCTTGTAGGCATACCCAACATTACTATCCCACTGGCTACCGTGTTGAGCCAAAGCCTTATCATAAGCATCTTGAAGCCGTGCAACTTCCAATTTCTCTTCCGCTGTAGCATACAAGTCAATGGTAGATCCATCGCCTTGCTTTGCCAGCTTGGAAAGTCTGGCTTTCTCTACCTCATGGATCTTCGCCTTAACCTTATCAGTCAGTGTTCTAATCTCCGTTGCAGTCTTTCCGCCATTGATAGCCTCATTCAGTTCATTTTGCAATGCTTTCAAAGGCTTGCTTTTGCTCTTGTACTCCAGCAAAGGTTTGGCAGCATCTACGGCTAACTGTATTTCATATTGAGCCTTGACGGATTCCAGTTCCTTTTCAAGCATCTTCACCATTTCGGGCGAAGTAGGAAACTTGTTTTTGTCGGCTACCCACTTCTTTTCAAACTCCAGTTTCTTTATCTGGTACGGAAGATCCCCAACGGATATTTTTGCCTTGAACGCATCGAAAGCATCATACAAGGCTTGTACGGCACTTTCTCCGTATTTCCCTACCAATTCCTTATGATGCTTCTGTTCTGGTATCAGAGGGTGCAATATCTCATCCACACCGCTTTTATTGTCCCGTATGAAGTACGGCAAAGTTCCCTTTGAGGTCGCTTCATTGATACGATCCTCATTAGCCTTTACCCATCCTTTGAAGTGTGTAGGAAAATCCTCTACGGCATTCTCGCTGTTTTCAAGTGTTGCGTTCTCATCCTCCAGAAGCCGCTCCAACATCTTTTCTATTTCCTCATCCTTTGCCAGCACTGGCACTTGGTAACACCTACAGTTAGGATGCCAGCCAGTCCACTTGAATGTTTTCGGATAGATCCCTTTCAGATCATCGCAAATGTCATGTATGGGGTGATTGTTGCTCAACTTGATTTCAATTCCTACAACAAAATCCAGTTGCGCCCAACGGGTGTAGTCGGCAGTCCTGTAGGCAATGTTTGTTTCAGTCCGGGCAAGTCTTTGTGCGTTACGATATGAGGAACGGTAAACACCCTTTCCGGGGTGGTATTTCTTCGGGTTATCATCTATCCACTTGTAGGATTCAGTTGCCGTGTCGTACACTCTGCGTTTCCACTTCCTGCCATATATGGGGTTTCCGTTCTCATCTTCTCCAATCTTCACACGGAAACGCCTGTACCACCTATCCGGGTCGTTCAGGTACTCTTTAATCTTGGTTGCAAGCCTGTTGGCTGGTATGCCCTCACCGATAGCCAGATCCAAAGTCTTTTCAAGCTCTTCTTTGTACATCCCTGTGTACTTCCAAACCTTTTGCGATAGGTTTAAGCCGTCCTTTGTCTTTCTGGCAAAGAAAGCATCCATAGCCTCCATGTTTCGGAGAAAGAACCGGGCAAAGTGCTTATCCTCTATAGAGTGTTCACCAAACACACTTTTAACCAAACCATCATTGTTTTCATTGGATAAAAGCCACTCCTTTTCTACGCTGTTTCGGATCGTCTGGTAAGTCTGGCTGTACATATTGCGAAGTATGGGCGTAACATCTTCACTGTAGCCATACTCCGAAAAGGAAAACGGCTTACCATCTTCAAGCTCCGTGCCTTTCACAAGCTCAATGATTTTACCCAGTGAATCAAGATAGATCTTACGCACTTCGGAAGCATACCCCTCTGTGCGCTTGAACAACTCCTGCTGTAGCTTCTTTTCGTTTATGTACTTCGCCATACTGTTTTACCCTTTCTTTTGGAAATGTTCGCACCAGTCGCTATCCAGAAACTTTGAATACTTATGGAATGGGCATTTGCACAAAAACGGCTCACCTTTCCAGTTCAATTCATGGTAGCCGTATGAGTGCTTGCATTCTCTACAATGGTACTTCAATTCGGATCGTTTCAGTTTCTTTGCCATCACTCATCATCATTTAGAAAACTATCTAACAAATCCTTTTTTGTCCCGAAACAGGCACATTCGTTGTGGTGGTAAACGGGATCTTTATCACCAGCACAACGGTATTCTTTGCGCTGTATCTCTACATACCAAACTTTGGTATATAATTCACCTGAAAGAATACCACCAGTACCGGGAATAGTTCCCCCTGTTACTTCTATCTCTATTCCGTCAATACGGATCTTCTCCGGCTTGTTATCACGCATGATCCAAACCTCATCGCCAACATGATATTTTGTATGTATTTCCATTATTCGCCCTCCCCAAATACATCAGTTCTGTTTAGTGCCATTTGTCGCTCCAGTGCTTCGGCTTGCTCCTTGCTTATTTGCTCGTATTCCTTTTGTGCATTCTTCACAAGGTAGGAAAGTTCCAGAGTGGACTGCAAAGAGAGTGCGCCAGCCCCGTACTGTTTCAGGACATCGGCAAGCATTTCGCTCACATCATCACCGAAAGGCTCTTGAAACTCGTGTGTCAGCTTCAATGCCTCATACTTGGATTTGTTCTTATAGTCAAGCACATTTCCCATGATCGAAAGCATGATACTTCCGTGCCTGTTCATGTAATCATCGTGGGTTTCCTTGCGTTTCTCTGCCTTGATAACAGCCAGAAGCATAACCTTTCGGATAGCCTTTGCGGAAAGGTTGCCCAGATTCTTCATGTTGTCAAAGTCAATGTTTGGCGTGAACGACTTGGAAAGAATGTGCTTATCCAGACGCTCATACTCGTTAGCCTTGCTCTGTGAGGCTTGATCCCATGTAAGATACTCTATTTTTCCACCGTCTTTGAGGATAAACAACTTAGCCTCATCCTCTGACTTTGGCAAAGAATTGAGGATTTCAGCCGTTGCCACCATAGCCGGGTTTGCAAAACGATCGTTCACATCTGCATCCGTGCTTTCCAATGATTCCGACCGCTCGATCATTGCTTGTACTCCTGCGTGTTCCACCTCTTGCTCAAACAGAAGCACTGGTATTTTACCAACAGGGTTTTGAAGCACCGCAACCTCCCATCCGATATTTCCACGCTTTGCCCGGTATATGGTATCGGCTGTGTAAATATCCACATGGTAAACAGTCCTATTCCCTGCCTCTGTAAGATAATACCCCCATGCAAATGCTGTGAGCCGCTTATATTGATCCTTGACGGTGTAAATATCATCGCCATTTTTCTTGCATAACACATTCAGCAAAAGCCGTGGGTTATCTTCTTTATCCCTATACACATGGTATAGTATAGCCGCTGTTCCCTCCGATCCAGCCGCTCTTTTGGCTTCTCGTACACGGGCATTGAAGTGTACTTCATCATTCAAATTTTTGTAATTCTCAAATGCTTCATCCGTACCCTCTGAAAGTTGCCCCCATTTTACAGGTCTGCCATACAGGAACACCAATGCGATCTCATTGATAAACGGCTGGTAAGGGATAGGTATTTTCCACCTCTTGCTCCAGCGCAAAAAGTTCCCGTTCTTATCATAAACCGCACGATCCTTTCTTTCCATAATTTTATGGCTGCTTACCTCGTAATCTCGTAGATTCTTGGTAGCGGCAATGGAATGATCGTGCATCATTGTTAAGGCTCTTGATACATCCTTTGCATCCAGAAGTTCCGCAAAGCTCTGTTGGTAGCCAACAGCCGCTTTCACTTGGTTTGTAAGTACATTGAATAATCCCATACTATTTTGAATTTACCCGGTTAAACCTAATCTTCGTTCTATATCGTCTGGTATCTCATACTCGTTGTAATCAAACCACGATCGCATGAGCATCATATCCCGCCAGTCCGGGGAACAGCCCAAATCTTCTTTGATTGCCTCCTTTGGTTTCAGCTTCAAACTTCCGTCATCGTCAGGCTTCCATGTTTGCAGTTGTTCAAGTTCCCTCGCTATCTGCTCTTTGTCCGCTTGACTTACCAGATCCTCATTTATTCCCACATCAGAAGCGTTGATATGTTCCGCCAGTTTATAGCCGCATTGTGCTTGCAAGTTCTGGTAGTTCTCATCTTTCAAAGCACGGCTGTTATTCACAAATCCCTGTATGTTGCAACTATCCACAACACCACCGCCCACACCGTCCTCATCCACAATACACCGATAGTTTGGTATTCGGTATTTCTTCTGGCATCGGATAATGTATGCCTGTATGTCTGTAGTCTTGCTTACCGGGAAACTCTTTAGGTCTATGATATTCCACCCGTCCCATACGGCTATCCTCGCATAGTCAGCACCGAAACGGGCAATATCGCCAGTGAGGTAGTGAGTGCCTGTTTTCTTGGCTATCCTATTGCCGAATATAGCCATGATAGCATCATAGGAACAAAGGGAATTGGGGTTATCGTCATACTCCCAGTTACCCTTAAACAGACGCTCGAACTTCACTTTGTCAGAGGTTGTTTTCAATCCCTCTATGTAGTCGGGATCTATAAACGGATTCTCTTGCACAAGGCACGAAATGTAATACTTGTATTCTGGCAGTTTCCCTGTAGTGAAAGGCTTGTAGAACAAATCATACATCCAGTTCTTTTTGGGGTTGCAAGTGATAAACAGCTTTCGCCTTAGTCCGTATTCCTCATTCTTGAAACGCCCAACACGGGTTTTAAGAGTATCATAAGCACCGAAGTTTACTTCTCCGCCCTCTTCAATCCAACCGCCCGTGAACTCAATAGATCCGTAACGCTCATACAGAGGATCACCCGGCTTGTATTGCAGATCCAGAAAGTCAATTCGTGATCCATTGTAAAACTCTATGTAGTTAAGGTTGGCATTGTATTTATACAGCGATTCATGCACACCGAAACGGGAGCACACTTGGTAGAATGTTATCAGTGTGGATTGGGTTATGCGCTTCAACTCCGCTCGCCCTATAAACCATTTTGTGCCGGGATAGCATAGACACATGAAGATAAGCCATGCCGCACCAGTCCACGACTTAGCACCACCAGCCGCACCACCGTATAATATCTCAACGTGTTCAGTATCGGTAAGAATACACAAAGCATCAGCCTGTTTGTCGTGCCTCTTCCCATCACGGCAAACAATGAAGTCGAAACAGCCACGCTTGAATAGCTCAACCTTGACTGCAAGACCAATAGGCACTGTTATCGCTTTACTACTTCTTGCCATCTTTCTTCATTGCGATCTTTTCAGTCAGAGCATTGTATTGCAATAGCTCTTCCGTACTCAATGCGGATAGATCCACACTGTTTGTTGTCGTAACCTGTGCGTTCACATCACCCTCAATAGGCTGTGTTGCTTTGCCAAAGATCCTGTCAAAGATCATTTCAATAGTGAATGTCCTACCATAGCGAATGTCTGAATTGATAGCCGAAACAATGTTAAGCACCCAAATAGGGGTGTCTTTGTTCGGCTGTCCGTTCTCATCCTTGATAAGCCTTTCAAGTTCATTAGGGCTACGCTCCATTAGAAAGCGGATCACATTGAAGTAATCCTCTTTCTCCAGTTCATGCCCTACGCTTTGCCCAATCAACTTCTTTAGCTGCTTATATAGCTTGGGCTTCCTGCCCCTGTTGTTGGGCTGGTTATCTTTGGTGAAGCGTGTAGCCTTTCCATATTCTCCTATGTCCTTATTTCCTACCATTAACCGATTAGTAGCCTTTCCATATTCTCCTATGTCCTTATTTCCTACCATTAACCGATTATTAACCGTTTGAGCCGCTCAACAATTCCGTCCTCTTCTTCTCTGCCTCTTCGTATGTCTTTGCCACAATCAAACAATCCTCTTCCCTGTACTCTTTGCCCTCTTCATCCAGATATATAGCCTCAATGGTGGTATCTACATTCCCATATTCAGGTTCATATCCGTTAAAACTGGTAGTTACCTTGTAGCCTTTGGTAAGTACCGGGAAAGCCGCTTTTTCTGCATCTGCCACGATATAATTTTCAACTCCTACTTTCAGGCTGTCACTAACAAGGAACAGAGGCAACTGCCTAACTACTTCCTTGATCTTGTCATACAATGAGATCTCCACACTTTCGGATTCTGCCCCTTGCGTGGAAACCTCAACATCGGAAAAATTATTCTGTTTACTGAAACTCATCTTAATCATAGTTATCTGTGTTTATTGAACACACTATAAAACCAAAAGAAAATCGGATATAATTTACCCGATTCCCTTTTCATTCGGTTATGTTAGGCTTTTTCTTGCGCTTGGTACTTCTTCCAATACCAATCTATCAAGTCATTGCCTTGCGCTTCCAGTTCCTCGTAAGCATCCTCTTCATCCAGAAGATCGTTTGCTTTGTCAATTACTCCCATGAGCAACTGCTGCTGCTCTTCGGTGGCACTATGCACCTCAATTTCTCCGTTGAGTTGCTGTTGGATCACCTCTTTTTCCTTTTCTGTTAGTACAATCTTTTTCATTTTCAATATCTTTAGTCGTTACAAAATTACTCATAATTTGTATTTCTTGGCTATGTTCTTAACCGCTGTTGTGTATTTGTCGGACTTTCCATGTATGGCTTTCGTCACCGTTTCAGCCCAAAACTCACTAACATTTGTTGCGGCATACTTACCATAGCCAGACTTCTTTTTATCCTTACGCCATTGGGTGTATAGCTTGTTGATCTCCTTTCCTGCCGCCTTTTGCTTTGCACCCGTCATGTGTTGATTCCATGTTGCGTGTGCCAGTTCATGTGTCACTGTGTGCGCAATAGGCTTGTTTGTCTTGGTACTCCAGCCGCTTGCATATCCTTTTCTATGCGAAGCCTCAATAGCACTTTTTGACTGGTTGAAATGAGCCTTGTTAAGATACACCCCATCAGACTTCCCATTTACTGTTACGTGAACTCCGTATGTCCCTGCTGGCAAGTCTGCCAGTTTCACACTTCTTTGCCTCACGCCCATCACAGCATGGTATCTGGAAATAGCTTCTTTTGTCGCCTTGTACGCTGCTGGATCTTTCATGTTCACCAACGGCTCTGGCTTTGATATTTTACCCTTGAAAGTGGCATCGCCCGGCTGTAAGCCTCCACGTGTTCCGCTTGAATTTCTACCCATATTCGTTACTTCTTTTTTGCGTTTATAAAATCGGTTACATACAGTAGCCCATGTTTCCGGCAAAACGCTTTCACTTCCTCACCACCTCCATAAACAAGTAGGTTAGGCTTTTCAAGCCCGGAAATCTCCTGCGCTACTTGGAGATCCGATTTAAGGCTTTCCATCCACCCGTCCAGCCCTCGTGTGGCAAAAGCATTATATCCTTTCGGAATCCCCATTTTGTTGTACTCTATGAATTTGTGAGATACATTCAAATCAGCATACACCCTTATACCGCATTCTTGGAAGTAACGGGATAACCAACGCTTTTTGTAGATAAGCTGTAATCCCCATGCTATAGGTGTCTGGTCATGGCAGCTACAATTCGGCTCTACCACCGCTTTGCAGCCACTTGTGAGCAAGTTTATCGGATCTTTGAAAAGAGCCTCAAACCTGTAATCATCCACATAGAAATGATAGGTTACTACATCTTTCCTCAATCTACTGTTAGCACCCCACGGAGATAACGGCAACTCCAGTTTCCCGGCTTGCATTTCCAGAAGCAAGTTAGGGATCTCAAAAATGTTGTCGCTCTCATACAGCACATCTTTGAACATTGATCGGTAAAAAGCCTCTTTGTCGTTCCCCTCATCGCTATCATCCTCTTGCTCATCATTCAGGGCATCATCTTCCGGCTCATCCTCTTCAACCGATTTCTTCTTTGACTTCTTCGGCTCTGTATCTTCCGGGATAGTAAGCCCCATAAAGTCAAAATCGGTGTCTTTCCAGACATCATCCACTTTCAGAGCATTAAAATCCCATTCCCCGTTATTGATATTGTCCCGGATAATGATATTCTTCTCTTCATCTTCCGTTAGATCTGAATAAACGACTGTTGGAACTTCTTTCAGTTTCAATTTCTTTGCCGCTTTCAGCCGTTGGTTTCCTGCTATCACAACCAGTTTGCCAGTCCTGTCAGATAGCGTAATTGGTCGGTGCTTCCAGAACCCATAGATCTTGATACTATCCACCAGCCGATCCATATCGGCTTTCTTGATAGTTCTTGGATTGGTTTCCAGAAGTACCAATTCCGACAAAGGGCGATATGTTATCTCGCTACACTTCATCGTCAGCCTCCTTTTCTTCGTTTTCTTCCGCTTCCCCGGCATCGCTTACTGGAAGATTATCCAGATACTGATCCAGCCCGATAGACTTGCGGAAACGCTCTACAATGCGGCAAGGTATGATATAAATACGCTTCTTCATATAGAGAAAACGGCTATTGTCCGACACATCCACACCAACAGCATAGAACTTCCCGCGGTAAGACAAAGGCAAAGGCAGCTTGTCATAAATAAACAAACGGCTTTCCTCAACCTTTGAAATGGTTGCACTCCTATTATACTCGTTATTGAGGTAAATGTGCATCACATCACCTTTCTTCATGTTGTCCGCTGGCATCCACTTGTTTACAAAGTAGCCACCCCATCTGACAAACAGAAACACAACCAGAACGGCAAGGCAAATCAAAACAATTCCAAACATAGCTATCAATTTACTTGGTTAATGATACAAAGATATGAATTTATGTGTTTATTGAACACACTTTTAGAGATAAAAATAGCCTAAAACCCGAAAACAAGCATAGCCGCATCCCTGCCATGCTCATTTGTCCGTTTGTCCCAACCTGTATAACGCTTGAAAGTTTCCTGTTTGAGCTTGGTTACATTCCTTTTTGGGGCAACCATTTCAAACGAAACACCCAGATCTTTCAGGTAATCTTCCCAGATAGAGGCATCACGCTTCACAGATCCAACCCCTTGCAGCCTCTTCCGCTCTTCTTCTCTTGTCATTCTTTCAGTGCCGAACCAGTTTCTTTGCCTCGGATCTTCCACCCGGACACAAACCAGCTTTTCGCCAGTAGCCTTTTCTTGATCCGCATAGGCTTTCACTCGTTCCATAGCCTTATGGATAGGTAGGCTATCCACTTCCAATAGCCTACCTTTCTTGCTGTCCCATTCGGCATAACCTGTATTTGTTCCTGTATCTATGCCAATGTATATCATGCCTCTTCTTCTTGGTTGTTAGGTATCTCGTACAATATCACGCCTTTCATTTCCCTTGCATCCTTTCTTGGCTCAAACAGTTGAGCCATCAAAAGGTTATCTGGCAAAAACTTGTAGCGTATTTCCTTGATCAGTGGCAGACCTATAGGAACTTCGCTCATAATGTGCAAAGTCCAAAGGCGGTTATCTTCCCGTCTTACGGTAACTATCGCAGACTTGTACAAGAAAGTGCCAGTCTTGTATTCTCCGTACTCATCGGAACACTCCACTTCCTTTTTTGCCGTTTCTTCCAGCATCTTAATGAATCCGGCATTGAGCCTTTTCTTACGTTTTGCCCAGTATTCCGGGTAAATCACTCTTGCATTCTTACTTTCGTCAGTTTTCATATCATTCTTGGTTTTTAATTGATACCCTTATAGACGCTTTAGTTTCTACATCAACTAAGTATTGCGCATACATATCTCCGTGTTCCTCTTGGAATCTGGCTTTATCGAAATTCTTTCGCTTAGACGGTGCAATGTAGGATATTCGTATTCTCTCATTCTCCGCTTTCTTTAGATCATGCGTCTGCATAAGTTCCAACATCTTATCCTGTATCTGCCTCTTCCGATCCTCCAGCCTTGCTATATCCGCATCCAGAGAAATATACTCATCCTGTAGTGCCAGAAGATCATCCGGCATCGGCTCAAATGTCTTTTCTTTCTTCTTTGCCATAATCAGACTTTGTAAGGTGAAACAATATCATAAATAGCCTTGCATATCTCAATATCATAGAGCGCATCATGCAAGCGGTTAGGATCTACATTAATGCCCAGAAACTTAGCAACCGTCCCCTGTTTGAAATTCTCCATTTCAGCACGCTTTGCAGCAAGGTACGGAGTGGCAAGCACCATCACATCAATAGAATTGCTCCAGAACCACGAACCAAAATACTTATCTCCGTTCTGTAAGAACCACGCCCGGAGAAACTGGTTATCAAATGAAGCGTTGTTGTACCCGGCAAGAAAGAACTTATCCTGCTTGTTGTACTTATCCACATACTTTGCCAGCATATCCACAAATTGCTTATACACTTCGCCCATAGGTGGGTAAGCCATTATTTGCTCCTTTGTCACTCCTGCCACATCCAGAGCCTCCTGTACTATGTCAGCTTTTGGATTTGGCTGTACATGGTAATTGAAACTTTCACAGATTTCACCGTCAATCACTACCATACCGCTTATCTGGTGAATGCCGTGCCGATTCACCAAAGTACCTGTAGTTTCTAAGTCAAAAAATAATGTTTTCATATAGAGTTTATTAAAATGGTAATCCATCATCAAACGGTCGGCAATCCCGAACCGTAAATTTGCTCATTTCAAAAGACTTCATCGAACAAAGCACATAAGCCTTTTTTCCTGTGCTTTCAGCAAGTCTTTTCGCTTCACGCTCCGCATCTTCGAGCGTTGGATGCTTGAAAGCCGGAGTATTGCCGCCCTCAACAAACACCATGAAAAAAGCGTTTTCTTTCTTCTCCATATCCTTAGATCTTTTTATATTGTTTCATTGCTTGATATAGGCTTTGCTCCTTATCCAGAAGTGCAATCAGCCGATCCACATCAACCATCCTTTCCCCATCCAGATAAGCCCAGACACTACGCAACGCATCGGCAACAGCCTTTGCCTCCTTTGATTCTTTCAAGTGTGCCGTTACTTCTCTGTTTGTTGCAGTATCTCTGCCTTGCTCCTTTGCCGCCTTAACAGCATTTTGAGCCGCTTTCACTTGATCCGATTCTGTTTCATAGCTTGAAGCGATTTCCCGTGCCGCTGTAATGGATAACTCATTTCTCATTATCCGTTCTTGCAACTCCCTTGGCAAGTCCAGAAGAGAAAGGCACTTGCTTATATAAGCCGGGGATTTCTTGAATTTGTCCGCTATCTCAACCTGTGTATATCCGAACTCATCTTTGAAACGCTGGAACATCAAAGCACACTCATATTCAGTGAAACGCTTCCCCTCATTTCTCATCATCTGCTCTATGTACAGATCTTCACGGCTCATGGTTGGCGGTCGCTTCAATGCTTTCACGAAAGGAATATCCGCACCCTCTGAAATAGCCATCATGGTTGCACGGTATCTGCGTTCACCATCTACCAGCCTGTATTTCTCATCACCGTTTTCATCCTTGAAAGCAATCACGGTAAGGGGATTAAGCACACCTTTCGCCTTGATTTGTTCTTTCAATTCATCCAGATCAAAATCTCTACGGACATTAAAGCCATCTTCCACTACTACGTTTCGTGGATCAATCAGGAACACATCCGTTTTCTTTGTTGCATTATTTTTCATTCTACTTACTGTTTTGTTGGTAATACTTACATGGTTTCTTTCTTGCCGTTATCCGTTTTGCCAGCTTACAGCAATACATCTGCCCAACACTCGGATTACTCCAGAAGTGCTTACATTCACTACAATGCCTGTTGTCACTCATCGCAATCAAAGTATTCTTGGTTATCATCCAGAAATTCTTCCAGCGCATCATCACAATACATCCCATCACAAATGCCATCTGGCAAATGATCTATATCACCTCTTCGCCACGGGCAATAAGCACATAACTCTTCACCCAGACTTTCTTTTAGTTCTTCGTTACGATCCATATCATCAATAGCCGAATATCATTCTAAATACATAGCTAACAGAGCCAGAGTAAACCTCATTACCCTTTGAAGCACGGATATGTTTGCCCAATCTGACAACCTTAAACCCACGCTCCTTAATTCGCTCAATCTTACGTTCCTTATCCATATCAAACCACCTTGAAAACATGAAACACAAGCGCACCACCGCACATTTGAATAGTACCTATGTATTCCAATCTGTCAGCGTCTTGAATTGTATGCCCTGTTCCGAATATGCGTATTGTAACTGCCATATCGTTAGGCATGGTTGGATTTACCATTGCCCAAAGGAACGCTTTACCACTTTGCGTTTGTACTGTCAGTATCTTTGCCCCTGTAGGCAACAAAACAACCTGTTCGTCTTGTATCTCAATCGGATATTTATAAATCTTCTTCATATCGTTTAGTATCTAAATCCTGTAAAATGAATAACCACACCCTCAAACACATTATCCTTAGCAAAGAACCATGAAATGAAGTCCTCAACGCTCAAACCGTCATTCTTGGCTACCACTTCAATAGGTACTTTCTTATCATCAATCCAGATTTGAGGAACGGCATCGCTGCTGCCATAAGTCATTGTTATGTGTTGCAGTCCTATTTCCTCAAACCTTGCAAACTCCCTTTGTTCGGAGTTGTACGGTCTGCCAGTCCATTCCCTAACAGATAGGTATTTTCTGCCAGAGGCAATACCCTTGTAACGCTCATCCCATACACTTTTGGCATTGTGCCTTATCGTGTGGATCTTCGTTCCGTTTTTCAACTTGCTTTCAAATCCTGTAGAAACTCCGGCTTTCGGGTGTGTTGCCGGAAATTTCTTACAGAGAGTTACTATCACTTTCTTCTTTTCCATGTCTAAATATGTTTATTGAACACACTTATTGAAACAAATTAGGCATATTGGGTGCTAAGTTGGATAGCATATTATCCACCTTACGCTCCAGTTCCTTTGACTTCGCAAGGATCGCTTTATCTCTTGTTTTGAAATACTCCTTTTGGGCATTTCTCATTTCCTGTACAGTTTTTACAAATTCGTCCATCATTTCAGTTTTATGTATTTACCCGGTATATTTGACTTCTCCAGAGCTTCGGCATTGCTTTCTCCAAATGCTATAAGAACGCTTCCACATCCCGGACTATCGCCCTGTGTTCCATCTGGTCTATAAAACTTGATCCTACCCCTCACAAACAGAATCGCACTTGCATTGGGGAAAATTAGATCTTGGAACATCTTGCTATCACACCTGTTGAAAAGCAATGCTATGCCGTTATTGTTAGCCACCATCTTCTCCACAAAACGCTCAATAAGAGGTCGTGAATAAGGAGGATTTAGCCATACTCTTACCCCCCCCACGAGGTTTTTAATCCGTCCTCTTGTGGCGTTATATGCCTTTTGGCGGTATTCCACAATCGGTTTGCCGGGGAACACGGATCGAGGTCAAATTCACCGAGTGAATCAATAATCCATTTCGGGGTGTACCATTCATCCGTTGTATTGGCGCATCTTTCAAAACTTGTATTCATACTCAATACTTTTTCCCGTGTTTTACTTCTCTACTTTCGTTGTACAACATCTTTTGTTCTATGTGCCATTCAAGATCAAACTTCATAATCTCCGACAATCGCCTTATCTGATGTAGCGCATAGCTTACTTGCTGTTCTTGCGAATACTTGTAGTTCACCAGATCCTTAACTATGGCAAAGATGTTTTCCGTAAAAGTCTTGCGTGGAGTAACAACGTGCTGTATGCAGAATGTATTCAAATTCAGATTGTGCGCTCCGGCAAGATCCAGAAGCCGTATGGCGGCATCTGCCAACTCATCCTCTACGGTATCTTTCAAATGCGATTCAAACAATCCTTTGAAATCTTCACCAGACGCTAAATCATCTTTAAAAAGTTTCTTCATATCCTTGCCTGCGTAATCACCTTTTCGATCCGCTTCTACGGCTTCCATAAGCTCACTTATAACCAGACAAAGGAAATGTTGGTCACTTGGGCTGTTTTCCCAAAATCCGTGTCTTACGGAATTGGCATGGGCTTTATCCCTTAATATATTCCACTCAATCATAGCCTTATCTTCTGTAGCTGTTCTGTTTGTAATGCAGTCTTTCAAACATTTCTTCCATCCTATCAGCAATACGAACACCGTAACGCTCGCCAAACTCTTCATCATTCAGATTGGAAGTTGCGATAGTGAACAACTGCCTATCATATCTCGCATAGATCAGTTCCGTTACTGGTGAAAATTCGTTACCCCAACTCTTCACGCTTTCCGGCTCTGTACCCACATCGTCAATAAACAGCAACTCTTGGTTTTTCAGCCTTGCGAAATAAGCCGGATCGTCCACTACGGATTTAGCCAGATTCAGAGCCGAAACACGGTACACACCTCTTCTTTCAGCGGATATTGAACTTCCACCATAAAGAATACCTATCAAGTTGCATATTGCCTTTGCCAATGTTGTTTTACCAGAACCAACACTTCCATAGAGCAACAGCCCTACTTTGTAATCACCACAAAGCCATTTTGCAGCCTTTTTGATTTTCTCCAGCGTGCTATCATCGGCAATGTACTTTACTCTTCTACGTTCCACTTCCGACTGGTAGCACATACGCAGCATTTCTTCTATCGTTTCTTGCGGAAACATATCGACCTTAAAGCGTATCCCTGTAGCTGCCTGTCTTGCCAGTATCGCTTGAAGTCTTTCCGCTAATTGCTTTTCCATTTCTCTGTATTTCTTCGTTATATCTATCTACTACCCAATTTAATATAGTCCTATAGTCAGATCTGTATTTCTTCCCTTTAGAACCTTTGTAGTTATCAAGTATTTCTATCATCCTCTTTGCCCCCTCTTCGGAGTATTGGGCGCATAATTTTGCGTACTCATCCCTTGTAAGGGTGACAAATTCGGCATATTTATACTTCTTGGCTTTCTCCGCTTTTGCCTGCTGTTCTGGGGTTAATGGCGGTGGGCTTTCTTCCGGGAATAAGTCAGGCTGTTGTTCCCCTACAGTTCCCTGCTTGGTTTGCTCTTCCGGCTTTTCTTCTGGCTTCTGCATAAGCGGCTGTTGTACTGGCGTTGCATCAAAAACCTTAGCCTTTGTAACATCACCGCCTTTCTTGCCAGCCTCACGCCTCTTTTCCCTTATAGCCTCATCACGAACCATACGCCTACTGAATACAGCACCATCATCACGAACTCCGCACAAACCGTTTTCTATCAGCATATCAAGCCAGTTTTCACCTACGGAGCTTTCTTTTCCTAATAGCCTTAGTATTTCCTCATGCGTATATATTTCGCCTGTAGGCTTAACCATTACGCCACGATCCGCACTTTCCCACATATAGCAAAGCATATCAATCCACAGCCCCTTAACATCAAGTGGCAGTGCTTTCAATACCGGATCGCTCAACCAGTATTCAGTATCGAAAGGCATTGGATTTTTCTTCTTTCTTGCCATTGTGGAACTTCTTATAAGGGTGGGGAACAAAGCCCCCCACCCGAAACACATTTAGATTTCCATGATTGCAATGTCTGGCGCAATGGCTTTGATCTTGGTAAGAACATCGTAAATGCAACTGTCACGGTAGGTTTCCGTCAGTTCATTTGCGCCCGGAGAAACAAGTTGTAACAGCACTTCACCGTCTTTCAGATAGTGGTCAAACTCTATCTCAATGGGTGTCTTTGCAGTCCCCTTGAAGATAGCCACATTGATAGTGAAACTCTTCGGCAAGTTGCTTTCCACCTCTTGACGGTACACATCAGCCATAGAGCCGGACGGATCACGCTGTTTCTGGATTTCAGCCTTTGCCTTAGCCGAAAAGTTTTTGAGTTGAGAAACAAGTTTCATGCACTCTTCTTTGTCGGCAAACAGCACACGGTTAATTCGCAGGAACTGACCCAGCTTTGCCGGAATCCAGCCGGAACTGGCATCATTGATACCGAACTTTTCAAAGGCTTCTGAAAACTCAACCTTTCCAACGAAAGTGTTTTTCGTGTAGTAATCATCCTCATTCACGGTAAGGGTGATCGTCATTTTCTCACGATCCACTTTCACATTCGCCCGTTTCTGGTCGATCGTGCCTATACGCTTCTCCAGCCAGTCAAACGGAGTGGAGATAACGCCACTAACACCTATCTTCTCCGGCTCTTTGGTTTCAAGCGGATTGGGCGATTTCGGTGCAGCTCCCTCACGGTACACAATCTCAATAGGCTTTTCGCCTGTGTAGTTCTCAATGTTCACGGTCAAACCGTTCTCTTTTTCGTTTCTTTCCATCTTGGTAATTTTGAATAGTTAAACATTAGTTATCTGTACCTGTCTTAGACATCTGTACCGTCATATTTTCCCGTATTCCCTGAAATATGGTGCGTGTCCTTTCTTCCGGGCGCATATCACGCTCTTCAATCTTGTAACCGTTAGGATCATACAGAGCCACTTTTCCCTCATCAGCATCTAAGAACTGGTAACATTCTCCAGATACCCATTCTCCACCAGCTTTCAATTCGCCACGGATCTTACCCATGCGTTCAGCAAGTGGCTTTATACGCCCTTTTAAGTCAGCCCGGACTTCTGCCAGTTTCTCTTCCAGATCTGCAATCTGAATGGAAACATTGGCAAGTTCAGCACGTTTTTCATTCGTTTCTTTCGTGTCGAATTTCCGGGTGTAGCACTTCTCAACAATCTTATCGCAACTATCCCGTAAGATTTGCGCCCGTTCCTCAATCGGGGTGTCCGCTAACATTACATCTTTCATCCTACAAACATTTTAGTGATTAATGAATTATTCTAAGTGTCCTGTAACTTTGAAACCGAAAGCCAGATATTCAGCCCACAACTCAATGAATTGTTTTCCGAAGTATTCCGCTTTCTCTGGCGTTTCTTGGCACAAGCGGAAACCAACGTACGCAGCCGAGCGCGAGGAACGATTACTCGCACTCAGACAACCGAAGCCCGCAGACGCCCCATTATACGCAGCACCACCGAACAGAGCACCACGCAGAGATTTACGTTTTTCTTCGCTCATTTCTTCCATTTCCTTTTTGGTGTATAAGGCAAACCACGGATACCAATAAATTTCCTTACCCTCTGCATCTGGCTTTGGCTGGAAGTCTTTACCCCACAAAGCCCGGCTAATAATTTCCAGCTTCATAAGGGCTATAATGTGCTTAGGCATATTTTGCCGAAAATCGTAGTGATCTGGAAACTGTGCGCAAAGAGCCTTGTTTCTGTTTCCCGAAAGGATCGGAGTTAGCCCCAGCACTTCACAAGCATCTTCGTAACTCTTGATCGTTTTGTAATCGTCAAGTGTCGGTTTTGCAGCCTCACAGACTTCTTTGCCGAACATCTTAATCAGCATTTCCTTTACACCATCACAAGCATCTTTATAGGCGGCTTGTACTTTCTCCTTTTCAATTTGAATTTTCATCTTTCAATGTTTTTAGTTTGACAATCAGTTTTTTAGTTAATCTTATCGCATTATCCACTCTGGTACTCCGTCCGGGTGGAATGTTTTCAATCAGCACTGGCAGAAGTCGGATCAGTTCCGAAACTACACCGTTGGGTATTCTTTTCATTGCACTTCCAGTATTTATCAGGATCGGGTATTTCCACATTCAGAAACTCTCTTCCGTACTCCCTTAGCTTTTCGCAATAGGTGGAGAAAGTAAGCGTGTCCATAGTAGCTGTAGAGCCGGGGAAAGTCAGGATTTCGCCCGTGTGTTTGTTTACCACTTTGTCAGAAGTCATTTGAGCCTTAAAGAACTCATGCACTTGCTCCACGCTTACAAACTCATATCCGGCATCCAGAAGAGCATCTAAAAGCATCGGGTAGATACACCCCCACAACCACCCGTTTTGGTCGTTTGATCGTGGTTTTCTCACCCTTTTAACCTCTATCCGATACATCCCATCTAATTGATGTTTGAACCATTCATAAAGAGGTTTGAGGTTAAACAGCCCGTTTCTTTTCTCTACCAGAAGTTTTGCCATACCTAAATCCTATCCAGTTCTATTTCAAGTCCAGTATGTGCCGCATAAACCACCTTTCCAGTCTGCCTTTCTATCTCCGAAACAAAGTTCTTTTCATCGCTATTGTTGTCGGATAAGTGAAGCAGGACAATGTTTGCCACATTGGTAAGGTCATTGGCACATAAGAACCCTTTGCAAGTATTTAGCTCCATGTGTGAAGTCATCAGGCGTTCACGCTGTGAGGGAAGTGTACGCCCGGCATTGATAGCCTCCACCAGCTTTGCATCAGAGTAATTGCACTCTATCATAACTTGGTTTAATCCGGGAAACACATACTCACACATACAACTATCCGTAAGGAACATTATACGCCCTGTTTCCGGGTGGTCTATCAGGTAGCCGACACAAGGCACATCGTGGCAAGCATCGAATGGCAGCACCTTGAATCTTCCAAACCTGTAGCCCTTTCCACGCTCAATACAATAGGCACGGCTTCCAGTAACCCCCTTTGCAGTCCAAACCTCTTCCAGTGCCAGCGTTGGGAATCCACTTTCCACCATTGCCTTAATGTATTTTGCGTGATCGTTATGTTGGTGCGTGATCAAGCAGCCAGACACTTTGCGTATATCGAAGCCCAGAGCCTTTTTCACCTCAATAAATCTTACTCCAGCCTCAATGATAAGTGCCTCATTCTTATTCTCCAGAATGTAGCAGTTACCCTGACTACTTGATCCTAACACTTTCAAAACCATATCACACTCCGTTAATAGTCCGGCTCATTTGCCGCATTTGGATTAGCGTTACTTTCGGTCGCAACCTCTTCATAGGTCGCATCCGTCATATCCAATACCTGTTTGTTGGCATTGTCCTGAATCAGATTATCACGGAAATCTGTGTATTCGCCCTCATAGTCGCTTGTGATAGCATTCTGCATTTCAATAGACAGATACCCGTATTTACTAAGTAAATTGCGTATAACCGTCTTGATAGCCATTCCGTGAAAGTTACCCATCCAGCCTACAGCCGTACTATCTGGAGATACCGGAAGATTTGAAAGGCTCAACAGATGCTCAACAGTAGCCTTTTCGTCGTTCTTCAAAGCCTTAGAATACCTCTTTGCGTGGGTAGCCATTTGTTCGGTTGTCATATACAAGGTTTTTGCAAACCCGTTGATCAACTCGAAGTAGCAGAAGTAACCGATCACCTTATCAGACTTCCTTTCACCGTCAAAGGCTATTTCTCCAGTAAGCCTATTCACCTTGCGCAATTCGCCATCATAGACTACATCAGCATTGATTGTTTTGTATTGCCCGGATCTCAAAGCCAACTGGATAAGTCCTTTGTAGCCTATCTGGAAAGTAGGCTCATAGACCTTAACCCACTTCTGTAGTGTCTTACCGTCACGTCCGATCTTTGGTTTTCCGTTCTCATCCAGATCATCAACTCTCTTGCTATTGTTGAAAGGAATGATAAAGGCATAGCCCAGAGCCTTGTTGATAGGCAAGTGTAATACAGCAGCTTTCAGAGCCTCCATTACTACCTGTTTTGGCTCGCATAACTGTAACTTGGAATCACTGTTGTACAAGTCAATCACAGAAGCCACGAAAGTAGAAGCGTTCTTTTGCAAGGCATTCTTGAATTGTTCCATTACAGAGGGTGCGTTAAGCATCTGTTTCAGAAGATCCACGCCCTTTGTTTTCTTTGCGGCAACCGCTCCACTGTTTGCAGTCGCCACCGCTGTTGTTACTTGTGTCATTTCCCGAATATTTTAGATAACTTCATAAAATTCAAAAACTTAATAGCCCTATTAAACAAACCTCTTGATTCGTTTCTAATTGCAAATTGGGCTATCGCATATACCAACTTTTCTTCCGTACCAGCGGCAAGAACTTGTGTATTCGCATTATCTCCTTTTTCGTTTTCTTCTACCGCAATTACAATAATTGCTCGTTTGTTGTTATCTTTCGCCACCATGCAAGTAGCAGAAGAAATAAACTCTGAAACTTTCTTTTGAAAGTCTGTTGTACAGCATCCGTTCATAATTGATTATTTAATGGTTAATTCTTTGTCATGGCTAACCACCAGATTAATAACCTGTGAAATGGTTGGTATGATCTCATTCACACGCTCCCTGTTATCAATGAAGATAGGTGCGGATATGCCTTTCACTTTGCACATGGCATTGATAATATCCAATCCGGCATTAAGTTTCTTTGCATCATTCAGATCTGGATAAGGAACACCGTCTATAGTGCATACGCAAGTCAGTTTCTCACCTCCGTTAAGTTGCTCATTCACGAATGAGAAAGAAACAATCTGGAACATTCCATTAATGCGCTTCATAAGCTCATTATCCTTTGCCTTTTGGAAATCCAGCATAACAAACTCTGTTTTCTCCAGATCGGCAAGTGCCTGATTGTTGGCAATACGCTTTTCTTCCAGCGTTGCAATCTCCTTATCAGCCCGTTCTATGGCTTCACGCTTTGCAAGCCTCTTAACCAGTTCGGAAATGGCACTGTCAAGCACCTTGATACCGTCTTTGAGATCTGTAGTATCTACTGGCTTTGCTTCCATTGTAAGCTGGTTTTCCAATTCCGCAATCTCATTGCGAATGGCAATGCAATCAGAATCAGATTCTATCAGTTGGCGCACATCCACGCTTTCCGGCATACTTGCCTTTTGAGCCTCAATATCTGCCTTGATTTGTTCAATCATTGCCTCCAGTTCAGCAACCTTAGCCAAAGCATCCTCACGTTTTTTCTTTGTTTCTTCCAGAGAGGATTTGATACCTTTTCCTTTCGTGGAATTAGCCTGTAGCCTTGCAGATTTGCTTTGGTTGAAATTAGCCTCCATTTCGTGCTGTTTGGCGGCAATATCATCCGCTTCAAGCTGTCTATGGCAAGTAGGGCATACGAAAGCACCCTCCGGGTATGTCAGTTGCTCTTGGCTTATCTGCCTGTATTGCCCACGCAACGTATCAAGTTCCGTGTTCATTCTCTGGATTTGTGCCTCATAAGAGGATATTTCGTTGCGCTTCCGCACCAAATCCCCCTCATGTAGTTTCAGCTTGTATTCCATATCACGGATCTTCAATGAAACATCATTGCGACCTTTGTCGGCTGTTGCCCTCAACTCATTCTCCTTTTGGGTAAGGGAAATCCGCTTTTCTCCGATAGTCTTTTGGATATTGGCTTTCCGCTTGTACTCTTCCTCTACCAATTTGGATTTATCAGACAAAGAGGCTTCCAGTTCGGCTTTCTTCGTGCGCTTTTCCGTTAGTTCGGCATCCAAAGCCACCCAATCCTCTTCTTCCGGCTTCAACCTGTTTGCAGTCTCAATGTTGGACGGTATCACCAACAACTCATCCTTGATCGCCTTTTTCCGTGAGGCTATCTCTTTGGAGTATTGAGCCAGCGACTTGCCGGATAACTGCGCAAGCAGTTCCACATACTCCGGCTTCAATCCTGCCACATCTTCATCCGTCACATCGCCTGCCATGTCAAGCAGCATACTTTTCTGTATTTCGGGATTAAGAGAGGTGAAATAAAACGGATTGGTGATCATCCGTGAAACATCTTCCGGCAAAATGGAAGCTACCGTACTATCGTATTCCTGTTTGGTAGCCAGTTTCACATCATTCACATAAAACTCTGTCTGGTGGTTTTTCAGCGTTTCTTCTGTAGTTCCACGAGGTTTTACCCACTTCTCCACATACCTACGCTGTAACTTCACCGACTTTCCATCTACCGAAAGCAAACCACTAACATAATGCTCTATCTTCAAGATAGGCTTTCCGTTTTCATCCAACGTCTTAATGTTGAAATTACTATCGGATCTGCCTTTGCTATCCTTTCCGAAAAGAAGCCACGAAAAGGCATCACATACCGTTGTCTTACCTGTACCGTTCTCACCATATATCCACGTTTCCGCATTGGTGAAGTCCAACGTAAGGTAACGGATTCCCTTAAAATTGTTTAGGGTCAAACATTCCAACTTAATTGTTCTCATTTTACTTGTTTATTAAAGTGTTAAGTTTTTCCGATTTATCAGCAGCCAGTAATTCCGCTCTGGAATAAAGAACTTTGGAGCGTATGGAAGCACCGCCACGAGTAGTAGATACCGTACCTCTTTGTACCCACTTCTTAACCCGGCACTCCTGAAACTCCCTGTATGCCTCACGCTGTGAAATAAGGTCATTTGCCGGGGCGATACGCTTTGCGTAATTTGCCGCACCCAGTTCAGCCATTTCAGCGCATAGGTTTTTCAGTTCGTATAATTCCAGAATGATAGGCATGATTACTTGCTTTTGATACGTTTGAAGAATGCAGACACGCTTTCAGTGCCGTACTCATCATCAGTGTATAGCACATAAGCCATCAAAGCGCACATAACGAATGTGACGAAATGCCACCATGCGCCAAAGAAGATCGCCCCGATTAGGGCTGTGATTCCAAGCAGTCCGAAGATTACCGATCCTGCCAAATTGATTAATGTTTCAAACTTCATAATCAGTGTTGCATTTGATTAGTTGAACAATTCGTTTTCTGGTACGCCTAACTTTTGGGAAAGCAGGGAAATTTTCAAAGCATCCGGCTTTTGCGCTCCTGCCAACCAACAGCGTACAGTTTTCTCTGAAACTTTGCATAACTCCGCAACTTCTTTTACAAAAGCCGTTTTCGGAGCTACGGGTGCTTTTGCCGGAAGAGCGTCATAAATCTGTCTGAACTTACTTTTTTCCATATTTTTACCCAGTAAATTAGCGTTTGGCAAACACATTTTTCATATATTTGCCCTGTAATAACATTGATTACACCGCAAATATACGGAGAATAATTCTAATAAAGCAAATAATTACGGAGTTTTTTTCTAAGAAATTTGCGAGGGAATTATAAGTTATTGATTATCAAATTAGAATTAAAGTCGGTAAAATGAGCGAAACAAAAGATAGATTGCTGGAATTTCTTCGGTACAAGGGATTGGGTCAGCAAAAATTTGAAATCTCAATCGGAATGAGTAACGGTTGGGCGAACAAAGTAGGTGATAGCATCCGTGAAAACACATTGAAGAAAATAAGTGAGGTTTACCCGGAACTAAACATAGCGTGGCTAAAGTCTGGAGTTGGGATAATGCTGAATAACGGAGAAAGTGAGGAAACTCTGTACACTCCGAAAGAAGAGCATCCCAAAGAGCGCAACCAGAAAGATGCAACGGAAGAGACTGCAAAGATGGTTCTACTTCTTCCAGTGTCCGCACAAGGAGGCAGCTTGAATGACTTCGTTGTATCGGTTAAGGAAAGCGATTGTGAAAAGGTAGTATCTCCGATCCGTGGCGTGGACTTCGCTATGACCGTATCAGGTGATAGTATGTCGCCTGAATATCCCAACGGTAGCCGGATCTTCATAAAGAGGATAAACGAAAGGGCTTTTATCGAATGGGGAAAGGTGTATGTGCTTGATACCTGTAACGGTACTGTGATTAAGATACTCGTTCCTGCTGAAAAAGAGGGGTATGTAAAGTGTGTATCTATTAATCAAGATCCTATCTTTGCACCCTTTGAGGTTGCATTTGAAGATATTTACGGAGTGTACAAGGTTTTGCTTTGTATGTCTGTTAAATAGTTATTGAT